TCAAATAACCAACTTAACCCATTCCTGACCTCGAGTATCGTTATAGCGATCGGTGGTTGCCTGGACTTTATGTCCTAGTAATGTTTTTGTATCGATACCCTGTGCACGGTACAGCCGTTCTGATAGAGAGCGTTGTTCATGAAATGTTGGCGGAGTTTTTCCTGCTGGTGGAATTATCCCAGCCAGATCCCGTGCTTTGGCAAAGTAGTCGCTCAGGTTGTCTTTACTCATCGGCTTTGGTTGTTTCTGGTGCCGACTATGGATTAGATATGGACTTAATATTCTGTCTCGACACCCATCAATAACTTCTTTTAACGTTATCCCAATGGCATCACAGCATAGTGTAAGCGGTAACGCCAGACGCATTCCGGTTTTTCCCTGGGTGATATGCAAGTGTTCGTTCCACACATCTGAAAAACGCATGTGGCAAATGTCATCACGGCGCTGACCAGTTACAATCGCAAGAAGCATTGCGTTACGGATAAAGTGTTTTTCAGGCGTTGCGTTGTAAATTTTTTGCCAGTCTTCCAGGGTGAGTCTGGCTCTGGTTACTTTAGGGATCGGTTTGCGGGTAGCCTCCGGAGGATTCCATCCAGGAGGAACTTCCCCTGCATGCTGTGCTTCTTTATAAATATCAACCCATAATCCGCGATTTACTCTCGCTGTGCTGACCATGTCTTTATCCAGCCACTCATCCAGTATTAATGCAAAGTCTCTTACTTCCAGTTCTTTCAATGGGTGGTTTCCCAGACGGGAAACCAGGTATGCAGCCATTCGAGCTTTTTCTTTGTGAGTTGTAGCTGCAATATCTCCATTTTTCAGTCGCGTGTCCTGTATTTTCAGATATCGATCAACCCATGCCTTTAATCTGATACCCCGACGTTTTGTTGCTGACGGACTTTCATCAATTTTACGCATGAAATATTCAGCTTCTGCTGCAGCTATTCGCTGATTGGCTGTGGAAGCGATTTTTTCTGCCTTACCTTTGTCTGTTCCTAGTCCGTGAAATTTTCCAGTCACAGGATTTTTATACTGGTAGTAAACTCTGCCAGTTCTGCGATCAAACTTTTCGTAAAGACCGGCTACGTCAGTGCTGTTTTTTCGTGGCCTCGGTGACATGAGTTAAAATCTCCTTCAGTGCATCATCATCGCCAGTATGAATTTCCGGCGCAATTCCCGTTTCACCAGGCCCAACAAATACTGCTCGGCGATCTATCAGCCAACGCCCACGAATTTTTTGTGGTCTTGGAACGATGTATCCTAGTTTTCCGTATTTCACCAGGGTAGTGTTTGTTATTGGGAGACTGAACCGTTTTGGTTTCCACTCATCGAGCGTTATCAGGTATTGTTCGCTCATGGCTATCACTCCGGAACGCGCCAGTTGCAGAATACCAACGACAACTGGCGACGGTTGAACATTAAAAATCAGCCTGACTCGGGATCAGTTTTTGCCAGATAGCTGAAACGTATTTTGCCTGGTAACGAGCGTCATCAAGTGCATTATGGCGCTCACCTTCGAATGGGATAGCAGTTCTGGCATCGAAGTCTATGGCTTTCCCCAGCTCAACGATTGTGCGTATATCGCGATCGTTGTAGTAACGCCACGGGCAGGGGATCCCCTGCCGTTCGTATGAACGGCGCAAAATCGTGTTGTCGAAGTTGGCTCCATTTCCCCAGACCTGAACAAAAAATTCACCGGAGTTTTCGTCGATAAATTCCCGCAATTGTAACAGTGCATCATCTAACGGGATTTCATCGGTCATAATGGCAGATTGCGCTTCGCGTGATTGCTTAAGCCACCATTTAATGGTGTCCCGATCAATGACTCCGCCAGCAGTTTCCAGATCGATAGTCTTACTAAATTCCGGTCCCATATCTCCGGTTTGCGGATCGAAAAATATTGCACCTATTGAGATGATCGGGGCATCAGGATTTTTTCCCATGGTTTCAAGGTCGATCATTAGATGGTCACACGTCCTGCTGGTGGATGTGATTTCTTGATGACCGTTCACCTTAATTGAGTGATCTGCCGTCTCGCCAGTTTCATTATCGCTATCGTGATGCTGATTGCCGCCAGTGTTCTCCTTGTGTGGATGTTCAGCGCCTTCCATTTCCTCCGGATCATCTTCCTGAACTTCAACCTGATACTCTTCATCGAATGTTTCCTGGTATGTTGCGTCGCCCATCACCGCGCCACAATCAGGGCAGTTGCCGCCGCCGGTCTGACCGCAGGCGGTGCAGACTTTTTCCACTTCCTGTTGCGCCACTGGTTCGGATTGTTTCGTTTCTGGCTCGTTTTGTAACGCATTTGGGCTGTTTTGTTCCGCTTTTTGGTCGTTCCGTTCCGATTCATGCTGGTTCTGGTTCACAGAATCGCGAGTCTGGATCCCTTTGACCCATTTCGGATCATTAGGGTCGCTAATCCCCTCAACAAATTCACCACGCGATACAGCAAGTAACTTATCGGCGTCAGGCTGGCTGATATTGGCTGCCTGCATAATTTTGTTTACTTCGTCAGCGGTGACTTTTACTTGGTTAGCGGAACTCACCTGCGACTGAGCATCCAGCGACTGCGCGTTCTGGCCATGTTCAGTTGTATCCGGTTCCATTGTTTCAGTTGTTGCCTGTTCACCTGCCATTGCGTCAGATGGTTGTGGTTTTTCTTCTTCTGTTTCACGCTCAGTAACCACCTCGCGGTTAATTTCTTCCAGGATATCTTTTTCCGGCGTATGCCGGGCAGCTGTGAGAGTTTCCTTGCTGGGGTTCTCGTGATCAGTTTCCGTCAAATAGGCGTTGATATACCCCTGAAGGCGTCCCGGGTAGTGATAAAATTCAGGGTGTGCGCTTCGGATAAGTGCAAAAATAGCGGCGCGGGAATAGTCCAGAATACCCGGGGTTGCACGAAGTGCTGCGGACCATTCTTTGAACGGACTTTCTTTGTTCAGGACTACTTCTTTTGCGCGACGATAAACGCTGCCCGGAATTTCATAAATATTAAAATCCATCGGAAGTGTGGCTGCTGCAATCTCCACATCCAGTGTGTCGAGGGTGTGTACTAAATTCGGATTGCGATCGGTTTTGTTCCCACCGCCAGCATTAGCACCGGAAGCCGTGCGGGTGATGCGTGAAACACGATTTCCTTTCATCCACTCTTTTGTCAGCAAACCCCGATCAGTGTAGTCAGCGTCTAGGTATGCTTCGAAAAAAGCAGTTATTAGTCCCAGGTCTGAATTACCAGGATTAGGGAAAACTTTGTCAGTGTCACGAACCAGTTTGTGGAGGTCGCGAATCTCCAGCGAGTCGAGCAGACTGGTTTTATGCGAAATAGCCAGGGCAGTAACAGCCGGTAGTTCTTCAGCCCGTGCAATGTGTAATGCCTGGAGTTCGTCGCGTGAAACGTGCGTTACTGGTTTTTCGCTGCCGTGTTGAGCAAGCCAACGAATGGGCAGTTCCTGACCGGAGACAGGCAGAAGCATGCTCTCCTCAATCTCAGTCATGGCTTCGCCGTCGATGTTGGTATTGTCAGTGCTGGCTGGTTTGTCCTGAACAGAGGGGGAAGGGCCGATAAATGTCATTGTGATGCCATCTTTCCCGCCTTTTTCATAGCGATTGCAGAATTCAGTATCAAACACGCCTTCTGGCGGAAGGTCGTCAACAACGGGCAAATTGACGCGGACGGGTTTTTTAAAGTCGTCTTCATCATAATCGTTGTCATCCATTGCGGTAATGCAGCGGGAGATTGCAACAGATAATTTTTTTGCTGTAGTCCAGTAAAAACCACCTTTAATTCCTAGGCGTTTTCTTACTTTGTCATTTTTTGCTTCGCAATATAGTGCAAATTCTTCTTTATCAGTGCTCATTATTGGTAAACCTCATCACAGATTTAAGGGTGAACAAATCTCTGCCATTGCTGACATATAAGAATGAAACTGGATATTTATTACGGTGCTGTTTTAAAATCCTGCCGGGATTTCGTTATTATCCTGGTGAATAACTTTATCGACCGGATAACAGTTGCCTGGAATTTTCTGTTCGGTTGCTGCTGCCATACATTCCTGCATTGTTCTGTGAACACTGACTGCAATATCAACTGGCTCTCCGGAAACAAGAAAAACCGTCAGAATAAGTGCAAATACTGGATTCATTGTGCACATCCTTTTGGCATCAGACGTAAACGGGCCAGCATTGAAACAATGCATACTTTATTTAATAACTCCCGTTCGTGTTTTCTTTTGTTAATGGCCTCTTCAGTAAATACAGGATTACTGATAGTGACACCAATTTCAAAACAACCTTCAGACGTATTAACGTTTGGTAATAACGTTTTCATTATCGCGCCCTCAACAATGAGTTTTGTGATGCGGTGCCTGGTGCCTCCAGGTGACGTTAACCAGTTAACAATTAACGCCGGATACAGAGAATCCACCCATAACACTGTTTTTGGTTTTAACTGTTCCGCGTGCGCTTAGCCGCATTCACCGCATCACAAAATTCACTTTAAAAAGGGCGGCAGAGCAGTCACGGAGTAAAACTGATACCGCCAAACGTCACCAGAAAATTGATAACAGAGGGCGTTGCAGCGGGGTTGTCACTTAAGCGTATGGTCAACCTGACAACCCGGTGTCCTCAACGGGGGAAGGAATAACCCCGCCATACTTACCGCCGCGCCATTTCGCGGATTGCCACAACCGGAAGCGCACGGTCGACGAAAATTTAACGACAGGCTATCTATGAACCAGCTACCTCGCCGTGCGCTTTCGCGTTATGGTCTGACTTTTCAGGGAAATATCCTTTCAGTAAACTGTCAGTGCCGGATGCTCACCCGTGTCCGGCGCACGCACTCCACCTCACCCGTGGAGAACTCCTTAATCACCAACCCTCAGGAGGGTGAAATGTCGACTGAAAATGATGAAATCATTAACTCCCTGATACGCCAGATTAATAATTTTGATAAAGCATTGCAACATGCTGCGGCGCGTAGTGATATAACTCTTTTAGCAATTTCATTTCTTGCATCTGTTATGGATAAAAATGAAGTCGTACGACAGAGTCTTGTTGATTATATCGACTCGCTTCAACCCGGCACTTTCAATCATGAGAGCTTCAATCATGAGAAAGAGCATGTTAAGTCTGTAATTAATTCTCTTATTTTGAATCAAAAGAATTAATGCTTTTTGTTGCAAAGTAATTTTCAAGGGGTTCTATTCGAATCCCTTTCTTTTTCATTAACAAGCCAAACCCCTTATCAATGATGTCCATTAGATCCAGGAAGTATTTTTCATGTAAATCCTGGTTATCAGAGAGCTGCTTCTCTTCGTACAGCCCGATAAAGGCTCGGCGTACGTTACCGGATATATTGTCGATGGTTTCTTTTTCTACGGTACTCAGGTCAAGAGTCGCCAGTTGAGAGCGAACCACATTCGATGCCATTTCCTGGAATGGTACTGGTAAATCTTTAAATTCCATCGTCAACCTCATCAGTCAGTGTTTCTGGTTAACCAGCGACGCGCGCCAGCTTCAGTTTTAAACGTTTTGCTTCTGGTATATGTCATCGCGGTAAACGTGCCGTCCTGGTTGGGAAACACGCCGCATACCAGAGATTCGTTGTTGCCAAGCTCGATAGTATCCATGCTGACCTCATTTCCCCTTAACGCCGGGGTAGCGGAACAAAAACCTGCTGCATAGTTATTAAAGTTGAACCCTGCCGTCATGTTCTTACGCCTCGGGCTGGCTACTTAACCCCTGACCACTGCCTGGTAACTCGAGGTATTGCCCTGTATTGTGTGGGACGGGATGGGTTGGTATGGGAAAACTATAGGAAATGCCTAATTACTTGTCAATAGGCTATGCCTAATAATTTGGGCGCAACCTAATAGGTGATGGTTTGTGGGAGAGGTAGTAGGAGTTAACTAACGGGAACTAGGAATTTCCCGTCGGACCATATAAGTTTAAGTTCCTGTCTTGGTGATGTTCTGGCTTTTCCGTTTTGATTCTTGATTTTTCAGATAGTTAGCTACCTTCATTTCCATTGCGGCAATGTAGGCGCGAACGTCATGATCAACCCAACTAGGCTCCGTAGCATTTCCAGATAAGATGAAAGCCACAATTGCTCTTTTTTCATCAGAGGCGGCTTGATAAAGGCTGTTTATGTCTAAAAGTTCACTTTTTGTATCTGAAGTGGATGGGGTTGGTATGGGGTATTCGTTAAGCCCCCAATGCTCTGGACCAACCACATCAGAAAAGAAACGCCATAGTTCTGGAAGTTTGTCTTTACTTATCGAACCTTTCTTAATCCAGTCATGGATTGATGGTGGTTGGACTTTGAAATGACGTGCGATTTCCGCCTTTGATTTGACGGCTCCTGATGCAATTTTTTTGTTAATGGCCTGCTCTATCGCTCGGCCTAAGTCTTTACCACTAAGCATTGCTTAATAGTCTCCTATGCGCATCGCGTTAGGCAATCCCTACTCTCGATGTATTAGGCATAGCCTATTGACAATTTCATTAGGCTAAGCCTAATATTGTTGCGTGTTTTTTGGAGTTCATTCGATGAAAAAAGATAACTATTCATTCAAACGAGCTTGTGCTGTTGTCGGTGGGCAATCAGCAATGGCTAGGCTTTTAGGTGTATCTCCTCCAAGCGTAAATCAATGGATCAAAGGTGTACGTCAGTTACCTGCTGAGAGATGTCCTGCGATTGAACGAGCAACAAAAGGTGGTGTCCTGTGTGAAGAACTTCGTCCTGATGTTGATTGGACATACTTACGACGCTCGTCATGTTATTCGCAGAATATGTCGATGAAGCAACCAAATGACGAAAACGATCATACCCGAAGCATCAAGAGGCAAATGATTCATGAAAATCAAACATGAGCACATCCGCATGGCGATGAATGCCTGGGCATACCCTGATGGTGAGAAAGTTCCTGCAGCTGAAATAGCCCGGACTTATTTCGAACTGGGGATGACGTTCCCTGAACTGTACGACGACAGCCATCCGGAAGCCCTGGCCCGTAATACCCAGAAAATTTTCCGTTGGCTGGATAAAGACACCCCTGATGCTGTTGAAAAAATGCAGGCTCTGTTACCGGCGATCGAAAAGGCGATGCCGCCTTTGCTGGTGGCCCGTATGCGCAGCCACAGTTCTGAATATTACCGTGAGATCGTCGAACGGAGGGATCGGCTGGTGAAGGATGTCGATGATTTTGTTGCGTCAGCGGTTGTTTTGTATGACCAGATGAATCGCGGCGGCCCGGCAGGGAATGCTGTGGTGATGCACTAAAAGCACGGTGTTCGGGGGTTTTATGAGCAGCAAGCTTCATGGTCTTGTCTGGGAAGGGTGCGCCTTCACCGGCATGATCTTATCCAGGGTGGCGGTTATGGCCCGTCTTGCAGACTACAGCAATGACGAGGGCGTGTCATGGCCTGCCATTGAAACTATCCGGCGTCAGATCGGTGCAAGAAGTGAATCCACAGTGAAATCGGCTATTGCAGAACTGGCGAAAGAGGGCTGGCTGACGAAGGAAGAGCGTAAGGTCGGTGGGCGTAATGTAAGCAATATCTATCGGCTTAATGTGGAAAAACTCGAAGCAGCTGCGGCGGCGGCGCGTGAGTCATATAAACCGAAAAGAAAAATTAGCCCGGCAAAAAATGACCCGTTAACAGTTGACCCGTCAAATATTGCCCCCTCAACGGTTGACCCGTCAAATTTTGATGGATCAACTGTTGATAAAAAACTGCCGATTAGGGGGGCGATGATTGACCCCGATCCGTCAGTATTAAAACCTGATCCGTCAGATAAAAGATCTTCTTGTCCGGACGCTTCGCAACCGGACCCGCAGACGGCTGAACAGGATTTTTTAACCCGACACCCTGACGCGGTTGTGTTCAGTGCGAAAAAACGCCAGTGGGGAAGTCAGGAAGATTTGGTGTGCGCACAGTGGATCTGGGGACGAATCGTGAGTCTTTACGAGCAGGCGGCCAGCTATGATGGCGAGATCACTAGACCGAAAGAACCCAACTGGACAGCATGGGCCAATGACGTTCGCACAATGCGGATGCTGGATGGCAGAACTCACAGACAAATTTGTGAAATGTTTGGGCGTCTCCAGCGGGATTCGTTCTGGGTAAAAAACATCATGAGTCCGGCAAAACTCCGGGAAAAATGGGATGAACTGGTTATCCGCCTGGGGCGTTCGCCTGCGCAGCGTTGCGTGAATCACATTTCTGAACCGGACACTGAAATACCGCCGGGATTCAGGGGGTGACGTGTCATGAAAAACATTGCGGCAGTTGGGGTTCTTGAACGTATTCGCAGACTTGCACCACAGGGGTCGGTTCCACCGTACCGGACGGTGGAGGAGTGGCGGGAATGGCAACTTGCTGAAGGACGAAAACGCAGCGAGGAGATTAACCGCCAGAATCGCCAGTTGCGGGTGGAAAAAATCCTGAATCGTTCGGGCATCCAGCCTCTGCACAGCAAATGCTCGTTTGCAAATTATCAGGTGCAGAACGACGGGCAAAAATACGCGCTGAGCCAGGCCAAATCCATAGCTGACGAACTGATGACCGGGTGCACGAATTTTGTGTTCAGCGGTAAAACCGGCACCGGGAAAAATCACCTTGCAGCGGCGATGGGCAACCGGCTGATGGTGAAGGGGCGCAGCGTGATTATCGTCACCGTGTCTGACGTCATGAGCGTGTTGCATGACAGCTACGACAACGGCAAATCCGGGGAAAAATTTTTACAGGAGCTTTGCGGGGTTGATTTGCTGGTCCTGGATGAAATAGGCGTTCAGCGGGAGACGAAAAACGAGCAGGTGGTATTGCACCAGATAATTGATCGCCGGACAGCATCACTGTGCAGTGTCGGGATGTTAACAAACCTGAATCATGCCGCAATGAGTACGCTTCTTGGTGAGAGGATTATGGACCGCATGACCATGAACGGTGGTCGATGGGTGACGTTTAACTGGGATAGCTGGCGTCCAAATGTCAGCAATATGAGGGTTGTGAAGTAATTTTGTCCGGAGGAAATTTTAATGGAAACCGTATCTGACGCACTGAAAGCACTGAAAAAAGCCTCTTCACATGTGGTGGCAGCTCGCCTTGGAATCAGTCGTGAAGAGGCTGTCAACGAGCTGTGGGAACTCAAAAGAAAAGGCGTCGTTGATAAAACTGGTCACACCTGGTTTCTGGCTGGCGAAGGTGAATCCCGGGTAACCGAAGAGCGGCCAGTAAAATCTGAAGCACAGGATATGCTGACCGGGGAGGTCGAACAAAAAGTTACCGCAGACATGATGATTGAGTTTATCGGTCAGGATGGGGCTAAAACGTGTGAGGAACTGGCGGGTAAGTTCAGTGTCAGTACTCGCAAGGTTGCTTCCACGCTGGCGGTGGTAACCGCAACGGGGCGGCTGGCACGCGTTAATCAGAACGGTAAATTTCGTTACTGCATGCCGGGCGATAATTTACCAGCAGAGCCGAAAGCCGCGCTGGTAACGGAAAGTGATGGTAAGGCCTTTCCTCAGCCAGCAGGTGCTGCGTTACCAGTCCGGGAAGCCGCAACACAGGAAGAAATTAAAACAGAAACTGTGGCGGACATTGTGCAGCCGTTGCCATCGTTTACCGAAACGCAAGCAGATGAGCTGATTTTTCCGTCCCTTCGCAGGGCAAACCTGGCGCTGCGCAGGGCGAAAAGTGATGTTCAGAAGTGGGAGCGAGTCTGCGCCGCGCTGCGGGAGCTGAACAAGCACCGGGATATTGTTCGACAGATTACTGATTCTTCCCGCCGTGTTGTATCGGAAAAGTGATTGCCGGAGGCGCTTATGGCAAAAGTATTTACACAAGAAGAGCGGGAAAAAATTAAAGGGCAGGTTGTTGAACTTGTACGTCTGAGCGGTCGCGAGACGTTGCGGCAACTGGAAGCCAGGACAGGTGCGACAAGATATCTGATGAGTGTTCTCGCCAGAGAGCTGGTTGCCAGTGGCGATGTATACAACTCTGGTTACGGGTTATTCCCGTCTGAACAGGCGCGTAAGGACTGGCAAAATGCTCGCAAAAAACTCTCAAGGGCAAAGCTGAAGAAACCATCTGCGGTTGATCCGGACCTTATCTGGTCATTACCTGATGGAGAAATACGTCGTTATGACAGGCGTCAGAACATAATCTGTAGCGAGTGCCGGAAGAGCGAAGTTATGCAGCGCGTGCTGGCGTTCTATCGGCGACGTTTTAGGTAGCGTTACATTGAGCAAACGGTGCAGAATTGAAATAATAGCAATTCGGAAGTATGCCGCTACGATGATGGTTGAAAGCATAGGTAAGTTGACTGGGAAGGTTGTTACTGCAGTGAGCTCAGTCCGTGTATATAACCCATCATTGCCTGAAGGTGAGCAACAATCAGGTGCAACCGAAGTTAACGGCAAGAAGCTATGGCTGATAATGGTTCTGCAAATGCCAAACCGTTAGTGATTTCCGGAGAAACAATGTGGAAGGATATGGCAAAGGTAAAAAGTGTCTGTGAAAGATGCAAAATATCTAAACCATACATACAACCTCCTACCATGTAATAGTGTCGATGCCATTTCAATACACGGTAGCTCAGGAGAGGGACGAAAACAGCGGATACCCATTTATCAGTACTGGTTTCTCAATCCTCAGGTTTACCCAAAACTCAACACTAATCCAGCTGGTTATGTGAACCAGGTAAATTCTTTTGGTGTGAACCTCTTGAAGATGAAAGTTTTTTTGCTATGTTAGTCAAACATAAACTTCCCCTTTTTGAGCAAAAAATACTCTTTTAGAAGGATATTTAAATGGCGCGTCAATATGAAATGCAGATATCAAGGATGACAGTAGATAAATTAGGTGTGAAATTATATGACAGGGCTTATGCTGTTATAGCCGAATTAGTATCTAACAGTTACGATGCAGATGCGACTAATGTCACTATAAAAGCACCTATGGGCCAATACTTGGCTGTTAGACAGGATGGTGTTGTCAGGTCAAAAAATGTCACAATAGAAGTAGAAGATAATGGCGTCGGAATGGCGCCTGATGAACTACAGAACTTTTATTTGGTTGTTGGCAAAGAAAGACGTAAGGATCCAAAAAGAGGTGAAACCTCGAAGGTGTTTCACCGCAAAGTCATGGGACGGAAAGGCGTTGGGAAATTAGCACCTTTTGGTGTTTGTAAAAGGGTCGAGATTATAAGTGCCGGTGGGGAAAAAATCAGTCGTGATGGAAAGGAAGGGTATGAGGTTGCTCATATTCAGCTAGATAAAGAAAAAATAATGGATGATACTGCAGTGTCTTATAAACCGGAAACTGGGGATTTAGACGGCACACTAAGTGACAGGACCTATACTAAAATAATATTAAGTGATTTTGAATATAGAAAAATTAGCGAAATAAAAGATTTATCTCGGCAGCTTTCACAACGTTTTGGAGTGAAGAGTAAAAACTGGAATATTAAACTGATTGATACTTCGAAAACAAAGTCTAATCCTGACTATGAAGTTGAGGTCGGAGAGTTTACTGTTCCTGTTATGCCTAACTCTAAAATTGAATTTCGTTCCATGAGTGGAAGTATTGCGACAGATTCTTGTACGGATTTAAGTGATTATACGGCTTTTAATCCTGACGGCACGCGTTCATCAATTGTTAAGGCCGGTTTTGAACATGAAGGGAAAGCTTACCCGATATTAGGTTGGATTGCATACGCGAAAGAGCCTTATAAGGACGAGTTAATGGCAGGTGTTAGAATTTATTGCCGAGGTAAGTTTGCTGCGCAAACAGCAGTTTTTAATAGAAAAGCTGGTTTTACTGGAGAGCACTCTATACGTTCATATTTGGTAGGTGAGTTGCATGCTGACTGGTTAGACGAAAAAGAAGATCTTATCCAAACTGATAGAAGGGATATTCTATGGTCTGATGATTTAGGAACGCAATTTCAGAATTGGGGGCAAGAAGTTATTTTACTTGTGGGTAAAATAACTCGCGACCCCCTTAGAAATAATATGATGAATCAATTCTTCGAATTAGCGCAAGTGGAGGATAAGGTCGAGCAAGCATACCCTGGAGCCGGTCAAAAGGATATGCGAGCACAGGCTAAAAAAATAGCCAAGTTGTTGGGTAAATCTTTACGAGGTGATGAATTACATGATCCTGATGCACTCGAGAATTTAGTGCAGTTAAGTATTATGTTAGCACCATTACAATCCTTAGATGAGAAGTTAATAGAAGCTTCCAGTAAAGCGGATACACCGCTCAATGTTCTCAACGATATTTTAGCAACGGCTCAACTAGCTGAAACCGTTAGTTTTGGTCAAAAGGTCAAAAAGCGTCTTCAGATTATTGAGCGTCTCGAGTCTTTAAAAGACGCAAAGGATACAGCAGAAGATGAGTTACAAGATCTAATTGCATCCGCTCCGTGGCTAGTTAACCCTCAATGGGTCCCAGTTACAGCAAATAAAACGTTGTCCACGCTTAAAAGGGAATTTCAAAAATTTTATAAAAAGAAAACTGGTGAGGAGATATTTCTTATAGATTTTGATAAAAAAAATAAAAGACCAGACTTTGTATTGTTTAGTCAGGATGGAAAATTACAAATAATTGAAATAAAAAAGCCACATCATTATATTTCCAATGATGAAATGGATCGTATTATTAATTACTTCGAAACATTCGAGGAGTTTTTGAACGATGAGAGACATAATGATTTTAAATCAATAGCATCTGATTTTCACGTTACGCTGGTAAGTGATGGGGAGCGCTTGAGTGGGGCACGTCGTAAAGCTTATACTGCATACATCGAAGAAAAACGCCTAACACCCGTTGATTGGGCAGGGTTCTTGCTGAGGACAACTCAAACTCACCAAGAATTCTTGGATGAGGCAGAACAGTTGAAGTTGGGAAATAATGAGTGAGAAAACAGTGACCAGTTTGAATGCAGTTGACCTATTTAGCGGTGGTGGGGGACTAACCATGGGACTAAAAATGGCCGGGTTTGATGTCAAAGCTGCCGTTGAACTGGACGCACATGCCGCCGCTACTTTCCAAGCAAATCATCGTGAGACAAAACTCTTTGTTCAAGATATTCGGTTTGTAAAGGGGAGTGATATCCTAAATCTTATCCCTGAGCAACATTTAGATCTTTTATCTGCGTGCCCGCCATGTCAAGGATTTACTAGTCTCACTGCCAAGTATAAAAGGGAGGACCCTCGTAATTTATTGATTAACGAGATGTTACGGTTGGTTGAAGAAACCAATCCATCAGCAATCATGATGGAAAATGTTCCTGGATTAGCTTCCCGGGGAAATCATCTTCTTTCGCCAGTAATTGAGAGATTGAAAAAACTTGGTTACATAGTTAATTATGGAGTTTTGCAAGTAGCTGACTTTGGTGTACCACAGTTCAGAAAAAGGCTTGTTCTGTTGGCAGGAAAAGGATTTGCCATCCCATTGCCTGATGGATCACACTCTAAGGATGGAAGAGAGAAACCCAAATGGGTAACTGTTAAAGAAGCTATTGGAGATATGCCAAAACCCTTAACTCTTTCACAGGCTAAGAAGCAAGGGAAGTTTCCATTGTCGAGTTGGCATATTGTTAGGGATTTGTCTGAGATCAATATAAAGCGGTTACAAGCGGCTGTTCCAGGGATGTCTTGGGAGTGTATTCCCGAAGAACTCCGTCCAGATTGCCATAAAGGCGACTATAAAGGATTTAGTAATGTTTATGGTCGTATGCTTTGGGATGACGTATCGCCTACGATTACAGGTGGGTGCACAACTTTAAGCCGTGGGCGATATGGACATCCTGAGGATACGCGTACTATTTCTGTTCGAGAAGCTGCTAGACTACAGACTTTTCCTGATAACTATGTGTTTGATACAGCTTTGATGGATAAAGTATGCGTCATAATAGGAAATGCACTTCCATGCAAGTTTGCAGAGTATTTGGCTAACCACTGTAAAAATTATATTAATAAAGCAAGAACAGCTGGATTAATACCATAATTCTATATGTACAAAAAACCCGCTTCGGCGGGTTTTGTTTTTTCCTGGCATTCTGGTTTACAATTCGCACGCCAGCCTGAACAACTGGCACCTGCTGCGCCAGCAGAGACAACCGATGGCGCACGATACCAAATTACACAATTCTGATGATTCTGCCGTCTTTGCCAGCAGGCACGGGCGGCGTTCCCGCACTTTCAAATCTGACTGGTTCCAGCATCCCCCATGCACTGAAGAACAGGCCGAGTGGCTAATTCAGTGCTACCGCAGACACGGATACGAGATTAAGAAAGCCCTCAGCCTCGATTATCGTCACTGGATAATCTACGTCAGACTCCCTTATTCCGAACGCCCACCGCGTCCGTCCCGCACATTCCAGCAACGCATCTGGAGGTAACGTGCGGGTATTACTTCGACCTGTTCTGGTACCGGAACTCGGGCTGGTGATCGTTAAGCCGGGCCGTGAATCCATGCCGGTATTCCACAATACCCGGGTACTGGTGGAGCCGGAACCGAAAAGCATGCGTAATCTGTCGTCCGGGGTCGTTCCTGCCGTTCGCCAGCCGCTGGCGGAGGATAAATCATTACTGCCATTTTTCAGCGACGAACGAGTGATTCGTGCTGCTGGTGGCGCTGGCGCATTGTCTGACTGGTTACTGCGCCATGTTAAATCCTGCCAGTGGCCACACGGCGATTATCACCACAGCGAAACCGTCATTCACCGTTATGGTACCGGCGCAATGGTGTTGTGCTGGCACTGCGACAACCAGCTGCGTGACCAGACATCCGAATCACTCGAGCAACTTGCTCATCAAAACCTGTCAGCATGGATGATTGACGTCATCGGTCACGCAATAAGCGGTACGCAGGAGCGTGAATTATCTCTGGCTGAATTATCCTGGTGGGCGGTCCGCAATCAGGTGGCGGACGCGCTACCGGAAGCGGTATTACGTCGTTCGCTGGGGTTGCGTGCGGAAAAAATCCGCTCAATGTACCGTGAAAGCGACATCGTACCGGGAGAGCAGACCGCCACCAGCATACTGAAACAGCGCACAAAAAATCTTGCGCCGCTGCCTCACGCCCACCAGCAACAGAACCCACCACAGGAAAAGACGGTGGTCAGCATTGCCGTTGATCCTGAGTCTCCGGAATCTTTCATGAAACGACCTAAACGTCGCCGCTGGGTTAACGAGAAATACACACGCTGGGTGAAGACACAGCCGTGTGCGTGTTGTGGTAAGCCAGCCGACGATCCCCATCACCTGATTGGTCATGGTCAGGGCGGAATGGGGACAAAATCTCACGATATTTTCACGCTACCGCTGTGTCGGGAGCATCACAACGAGCTTCATGCGGATCCTCTGGCGTTCGAAGAAAAGCATGGTTCTCAGGTTGATTTAATTTTTCGTTTTCTTGATCACGCCTTTGCAACTGGCGTGCTTGGGTAAAAGAGGTGACTGATGCTCATAGATTTGGTTTTACCTTACCCGCCGACGGTGAACACTTACTGGCGACGCCGTGGCAGCACATATTTTATCTCGGAGGAGGGAAAGCGTTATCGCCGGGCTGTGGCGCTTATTGTTCGCCAGCAGCGGCTGAAATTAAGCCTGTCCGGAAGGCTGGCGATAAAGGTGATTGCAGAGCTACCGGATAAGCGTCGTCGCGACCTGGACAATATCCTGAAAGCACCGCTGGATGCGCTGACGCATGCGGGAGTGTTAATGGACGATGAGCAGTTTGATGAAATCAATATCGTTCGTGGTCAGCCAGTATCTGGTGGACGTCTGGGGGTGAAGATTTACCCCATAATGCTTGAAGGGCAGGTCAAAAAATGAAACTGGAAGATTTACCGAAATACTACTCCCCAAAATCCCCCGGCCTGACTGATGCATCGGCCTCAACGTCGAAAGATGCGCTGAGTATCACTGATGTGATGGCCGCGCAGGGCATGACACAGAATCGGGCTGAGATGGGGTTTTCTGCGTTCCTTGGTAAAATGGGCATTAGTATGAATGACAGAGAGCGGGCAACAGAATTGCTGACAGAATATGCACTCAGTCGGTGTGATCGCGTGGCGGCGTTAAGAAAACTCCCGGCAGAAATAAAACCGGCAGTGATGCGTATTATGGCTTCGTATGCGTTTGAAGATTATGCCCGTAGCGCGGCGAGCAAAAAACAGTGCTCCTGCTGTCACGGAAAAAAATTTATTGAAAGCGAGGTTTTTACAAACAAGGTCCAGTATCCGGATGGTAAGCCGCCGGTATGGGCAAAGTGTACGAAAGGTGTGTATCCGTCTTACTGGGAAGAATGGAAAAAAGTCAGGGAGGTGGTAAAAGTTGCCTGTCCGGAGTGTGGCGGAAAGGGTGAGGTTTCCACCGCCTGTAAGGATTGCCGTGGGCGTGGTGTCGCCATTCATCGTGAAGAGTCGGTAAAACGTGGTATGCCTGTTATCAGAGACTGCCAGCGTTGTGGTGGTCGTGGCTGTGAAAGACTACCATCAACGGAGGCATTTAATGCCATACGCAAAGTGACGAGTGCTATCACGCTTGATACGTGGAAAAAATCAGTGAAACGCTTTTACGATACGTTGGTGGTTCGGTTTGACATTGAAGAGGCATGGGCGGAGCGGCAGTTAAAGAGGGTAACGCGATAGTGTTGTTGATTTTTCCCGAATCTGTGGTAAATTTGCTCTAACGATGGGCGTTTTATGCCTGACGTTAGAAGATTTTTTACACCCCGCCGCCTGGCGGGTTTTTTATGACTGAAATCGCGTCAGTACAGTAAACGCGCTGGTGGCGGTGAATACCTGTCTTTCAGCTTGCTGGCTTTTTCGACAAGAGTTATTGGTGTGTCACGTTAACCGGAAAAGGAAAAGACATGCTAAAACAGCAGGATATGACAGAAACCGCCAGAGTGGTGTTTAATGAATTAAGCGTTACCGACCCGGCGACAGTCGGGGAGATAGCGCAGAATACTTACCTTTCACGCGAACGCTGCCAGTTAATACTGACTCAGCTGGTTATGGCGGGTCTGGCAGACTATCAGTTCGGTTGTTACAGACGCCTTCCGCAGTGAAGGCTTTTTTATTTGTGGTAAATGGGCGGCTGGTGGGTGTTAGGGGCACCCACCAGCCATCTGCTCATGCGTCCGGATCACAAGCAAACCTCAGGCCCACTGCTTTGCGCAAAAGCAGAATGAGCCTATCAGAGACAGGCTTAATGATCCATGCTTAATACTGTAAAAATATCCAGTTGTGAGTTAATCAACGCCGACTGCCTGGAATTTATCCGGTCGTTACCCGAAAATTCTGTTGACCTGATAGTCACGGACCCGCCGTACTTTAAAGTGAAGCCTGAGGGCTGGGATAACCAGTGGAAGGGCGACGATGATTACCTGAAGTGGCTGGACCAGTGTCTGGCGCAGTTCTGGCGGGTGCTGAAACCTGCCGGAAGTCTTTACCTGTTCTGTGGTCATCGCCTGGCATCTGATATCGAAATCATGATGCGTGAACGCTTCAGTGTGCTGAACCATATTATCTGGGCGAAGCCGTCCGGACGCTGGAACGGATGCAACAAGGAAAGCCTGCGGGCGTATTTCCCCGCCACAGAGCGCATTCTGTTCGCGGAACATTATCAGGGGCCGTATCGTCCGAAAGATGCCGGGTATGCGGCGAAGGGCAGTGCACTGAAACAGCATGTGATGGCCCCGCTGATTTCTTACTTTCGTGATGCGCGCGCGGCCCTGGGGATAACGGCAAAACAGATTGCAGATGCCACAGGAAAGAAAAACATGGTGTCGCACTGGTTCAGTGCCAGTCAGTGGCAGCTACCGAATGAAAGCGATTATCTGAAATTACAGGCGCTGTTTGCCCGGGTGGCAGAAGAGAAGCATCGGCGTGGTGAACTGGAAAAGCTCCACCACCAGCTGGTGGATACGTATACCTCACTGAACCGGCAGTATGCGGAGCTGCTGAGTGAATATAAACATCTGCGGCGGTATTTTGGCGTGACGGTGCAGGTGCCGTATACCGATGTGTGGACGCATAAACCGGTGCAGTTCTATCCCGGGAAACATCCGTGCGAAAAACCGGCAGAAATGCTGCAGCAGATAATCAGCGCAAGTAGCCGTCCTGGTGATCTGGTTGCGGATTTTTTCATGGGGTCGGGTTCAACGGTAAAAGCGGCGATGGCACTGGGGCGTCGTGCTATTGGTGTTGAGCTGGAGACCGGACGTTTTGAGCAGACAGTCAGGGAAGTTCAGGATTTAATCGTTTGAAACGGATGAGATTGCAGAATTAATTACGCACCATTATTATTCTGCTCCCGGCCCTTTAGCTCAGTGGTGAGAGCGAGCGACTCATAATCGCCAGGTCGCTGGTTCAAATCCAGCAAGGGCCACCATCACATACCGCCATTAGCTCATCAGGAAAGAGCGCCAGCCTTCGAAGCTGGTTGCGCGGAGTTCGGGTCCCCGAAGGCGGTCCATTATCTGTATCCTGCGTTGTTAGCTCAGCCGGACAGAGCAATTGCCTTCTAAGCAATCGGTCACTGGTTCGAATCCAGTACAACGCGCCACACTTATTTTCCCTGGCTCGCTTTTGCGGGCTTTTTTTTAAATGTCTCACAATTCAGGCGGTTGACTGTTGTCTGGTTTGCGGGGAGTTTGTTAAAAGAAACTGGCATGGTGAATCCCCCTGTGCGGAGGGGCAATCAGCGAGTAGGTATATGGGATAATCGCGGATTCAGGTGCTGGTACTGAATTCACCGGGAGGCACCCGGCACCATGCAATGGCACATAGCGCCACTCTCCAGCCCCTCTCCGGAGGGGCTTTTCTGTGCCGGATACATCACAGTTTCTGGAACCTTAGGTACTACAGTATCAGTCAGGGTGCTATATTTTCAGATGTGATGAAAGCCTGTCAGCAGGCAGGGCGTATCGGAAATGACCCAGTAGAGAAAACGTTGACTCAGATACCGGTGCTGAGTTACCGGGAAACCGGCATCACATGACCGCTATCCTTCCAGGCCCATCCGCTCCGGTGGGCCTTTTTACTGCAGAAAACAGGTTCCCCGTTAAATGCTATGTTGCTCACAATTCAGTAAGTTGACAGTTGCCTGTCAGACTGGGCATTTGTTAAAAAAATTTCGCATGGTGAATCCCCCTGAGCGGAGGGGCGACTGGTGACGGTATAATCTCTGATTATCAAAACGAGAATGACGCGGGTTTAGTGGCACCGGGCTGAACTCACCGGGAGGCACCCGGCACCATGTGCATGATGATACAGATACGCGGCTTTAGCCCCTCTCCGGAGGGGTTTTCTTGTGGGCAAAAAAAGCCCGCGCTGGGAGACGCGGGCGGCAAGGAATAAACAATAAAACGTGAAGTAATATTTCAGCTGGCGAATAATACCCCATAGTAATCACTCTGCGCAACTGCGCGGTCTTTTTCGAATTGCGGGCTGTCGTGTCTCTTCTGCCATTGTCCTGTAACTTCCGGACTTCAGCCCGCTCCTTATTTTACTCACAATATTATCCCGGCCGGGAGGATTCATGGCATTTAAACACTATGACGTGGTCAGGGCGGTATCGCCGTCAGACCTTGCGAAACGACTGACACAAAAACTGAAGGAGGGCTGGCAGCCGTTTGGTAGTCCGGTGGCCATAACCCCTTATACCCTGATGCAGGCGATTGCAGCAGAAGGTGATGTGGTCGTCAGTGGTGCAACTGAGCCGGAGTGGTACTACGTCATCGTACTGGCCGGGCAATCCAATGCCATGGCTTACGGTGAAGGGCTTCCGCTTCCGGATTCATACGATGCGCCCCATCCGCGCATTAAGCAACTGGCCCGTCGTAACACAGTGACTCCCGGTGGTGAAGTATGCGTATTTAACGACATCATTCCTGCTGACCATTGTCTGCATGATGTTCAGGATATGAGTACGATTAACCATCCCCGGGCTGACCTGAGCAAAGGGCAGTACGGCTGTGTCGGACAGGGCTTACATATTGCCAAAAAACTGCTTCCGTATATCCCTAATAATGCGGGGATCCTGCTGGTACCATGCTGTCGTGGTGGTTCGGCATTCACCCAGGGCACGGAGGGGACATTCAGCGAGTCCACGGGAGCCAGTCAGGATTCGGCTCGCTGGGGAGTGGGTAAGCCGTTATATCAGGATCTGCTTTTCCGCACGAAGGCAGCATTGCAGAAAAACCCGAAAAACGTTTTGCTGGCGATATGCTGGATGCAGGGGGAATTCGATATGACGAATGCCAGTTACGCCCAGCAGCCAGCAGCATTTCTTGCAATGGTACAGCAGTTCCGTGCTGACCTTGCCGGGCTGGCGGCGCAGTGTCACGGTGGAAGTCCGGCATCAGTCCCCTGGATTTGTGGCGACACGACATACGCGTGGAAACAAGAACACGGTACGCAATATGAAGTGGTATATGGTGCATATAAAGGTAAAGAATCCCAGCAGATTTATTTTGTTCCCTTTATGACCGATGGTAGCGGAGTTAATACACCGACAAACAACCCGTCAGAAGATCCTGATATTGCCGGGTCTGGTTATTACGGTTCGGCATCCCGAACGAACAAAAACTGGGTATCATCAAATCGCCCGACGCATTTCAGCTCATGGGCGCGTCGTGGCATTATTCCCGATCGTATGGCAACTGCTATTCTGAACGTAGCCGGTCGCACCTTAGCCTTCATTAGTGGTAAGGCACCGGAAATCAAACCCTCGCCCGGCGGCGACACGCCATCGGGGCCGTCTGAAGATGCATCCGTACGCACAATCTCCCTGTTGCCGACAGCCGGAGATGCTGCTGCGCAGGGCTGGAGCATTAAGAATGGCGGAATTCAGTTGTCAGAGGGTGTATTTAAGATCACCAAGCAGAGCAATAAAACCTGGTACCTGATGCATCCGGTGGATGACGCAATTACCCTGCTGACACAGGGCGGCAGACTGACCTGTAAGTTCCGCCTCTCAGGCGCACTGACCAACAATCAGTTCGGGCTGGGGATTTATCTGTATACGGACGCTCCCGTTCCTGATGATGTGGCGATGACGGGTACTGGTAATCCGTTCCTGATGTCTTACTTCACTCAGACCACTGACGGCAGAGTGAATCTGATGCATCACAGGAAAGCCGGAAACACGAAGCTGGGGGAGTTTGGCGATTACGGTAACGACTGGCAGACGCTGGAGCTGGTGTTCACCGCCGGCAGTGCCACGGTTACTCCGAAACTGAATGGAGTGGCTGGCCCGGCATTCCAGGTCATAAAAGACAGTCTGACACTGGGGCTGAATGCGCTGACGCTGACGGATGTTACAAAAAATGCAGCGTATGGCGTTGAGATAGAAAGTCTGGTGCTGGAGATAAATGCACCGGCATCATCATAAAAAGTGAGCCAGCCAAATGGAAGGTATCGTTAAACTCACCGGTAGTGTCAGTGGGTCGTCTGAGATGCCTGCATGAGTTATCAGAGCCATCAGTACTTAACTGGTGGCTTTTTTTATTGTTGTCAGCTTCCGGATAACGGGAGACGGGGTATGTACCAGATGGAAAAAATCACAACAGGTGTGTCATACACCACGTCAGCGGTGGGAACGGGCTACTGGTTCCTGCAGTTGCTGGACAGGGTTTCCCCGTCTCAGTGGGCGGCAATAGGCGTGCTGGGGAGTCTGCTGTTTGGGCTGCTGACATATCTGACTAACCTGTATTTCAAAATCAGAGAGAACCGTCGTAAGGCTGCACGGGGAGAGTAATTCAATGACTCAAAACTATGAACTGATTGTGAAAGGGATCCGCAATTTTGAGAATAAAGTTACGGTAACTTTAGCGTTACGGGACAAAAAACGCTTTGACGGTGAAATTTTTGACCTGGACATCTCGCTGGACCGTGTTGAAGGTGCCGCGCTGGAGTTTTATGAGGCAGCAGCCAGAAGGAGCATCAGACAGGTCTTCCTGGATGTTGCTGCCGGGTTATGTGAAGGGGATGAGCAGTCGCCGGAAAAGCGCCCCGTAATTTTAGAGGCGCAGGATGTGTTGATAACCTACAGAGGAAAACTACCGGGAATAATTACGGGTTCTCTGAAGAGTCCGCCGAAATGGTAATTTTACCAGCATATTTTTCATCCAGTAATACAGCAAGCCGCCTGAAAGAGTCTTGTTGTTCCTGAGACCATTTGGGATTGCATGATTCAAACTGGATTGATGCCAGCGTTGATTGCATCTGTTCCCTTGGAATTGAGAATGCCAGATATGAGAAGGCGACGGTAAGGGTATTCACGTCTTCCCGAAGCCTGGAAATGCTGTCGAGCAACTCCTGTAGAGAAATGGTGTTATTGTCCATAAATAATCCTCATGATTGTATTGACCTGTTAGCAGCCTGAGGCAACAGGCTGGAACTGATAAACATATCCAGGGCTCAGAAACCGATAAATCCTGATAAATATCCATGAACGCAAAAATCAGATACGGCCTGTCGGCTGCCGTTCTGGCGCTGATTGCCGCTGGTGCGCCTGCGCCTGACATTCTCGACCAGTTTCTGGATGAAAAGGAAGGTAACCACACCACGGCATACCGTGATGGCGCGGGTATCTGGACCATCTGCCGCGGTGCCATCCTGGTGGATGGCAAACCTGTCGTTCCGGGCATGAAGTTGTCGAAGGAAAAATGCGACCGGGTTAACGCCATTGAGCGTGATAAGGCGCTGGCATGGGTGGAGAAAAACATCAGAGTGCCATTGAGTGAACCCCAGAAAGCGGGGATCGCGTCATTCTGTCCGTACAACATTGGTCCCGGTAAGTGTTTCCCGTCGACGTTTTATAAACGAATTAATGCAGGTGATCGCAGGGGAGCGTGTGAGGCGATTCGCTGGTGGATTAAGGACGGTGGCAGAGACTGCCGTATCCGCTCAAATAACTGTTATGGTCAGGTATCCCGTCGTGACCAGGAGAGCGCGCTGGCGTGCTGGGGAATCGACAGATAAGCAGAATATTTTGCTGAAAAATAAGGCATGGCCACGCGGGCGGATAACATGAAATCCTGCGAACTGGCGAAACGTAAGTGAATAAAAGTAAAAACCCCGTTTGTTGGCACCAAGCGGGGTTTTGTGTTTCCTGACTCCGGAAAAGTCAAAGGAGAAAGTGTGTTTGATTTTAGCAAACTGATTCGGGAGATTCGAGTGATGGCTGAAAAATTATCCACCTGGAAGTTCATTCTTATCTGGCTGGTGTTTGTGATTATGGCCTCCGGTTATTTCATCGGTCAGATACGCTGGTGGTGAAATGAACCGCGTACTGTGCGTGGTCATCATTGCCCTCCTGGTGGCCTGTGGTGCGCTTAGTCTGGGGCTGAATCATTACCGTGATAACGCCATTACCTACAAAGCCCAGCGCGACAAAAATGTCAGAGAACTGAAGCTGGCGAACGCGGCAATTACTGACATGCAGATGCGTCAGCGTGATGTTGCTGCGCTCGATGCAAAATACACGAAGGAGTTAGCTGATGCGAAAGCTGAAAATGAAACTCTTCGCGCTGACGTTGCCGCTGGTCGTAAGCGCCTGCGTATCAACGCCACCTGTCCAGGTCCCGTGCGTGAAGCCACCGGCACCGCCCGCGTGGATAATGCAACCGGCCCCCAACTGGCAGACACCGTTACACGGGATTATTTCACCCTCAGAGAGCGGCTGATGACGATGCAGAAGCAACTGGAAGGGGCGCAGGAATATATCCGTACTCAGTGCCTGAAATAAGTTTTGTTGATGCGCCGTATCGTCGCTGTATTCCCTCATTAACAGAGACCGCAGCCCGACAGGGAGACTCCTCTGCGCGAGTGTGCGGGGATAATCAAAAACGATACACACCGGGGTTTACCGCGTTAACGGAGCGCGGCGTTGTCCCCTCATAGTCGCCTGTCCGGTGCGATGGTGGAAGAAACCGGATGTTTATCACTATTAATTGATGACACAGAAATGGATTCATTGAATTTCAGCACGTTTTTGTATTCGTGTTATTGAACATCTGTTTATTTTACTTTTAACATATTGATAATAAAAAGAGCTGTAAATCTTTAGATGAGTCGATTTTGTCCGGGGAAGTTCAAATGGATTTTATGCTGACGGTTTCTGGTGTGGTTATCCTGTCCATTGCTTATACTGCAGATAAATATGGCTGCCATTTGTTATCACGTATTGGCGCTTATTGTTCGTTGATGCTGATTTTCTCGTCGCTTTTTTTTGAGTAAGTTATATTAATTATAACAAATAATTTTCTGTGTTATTTTTTCAGGCTATCCCGTCAGAGGGGAAGCCTGTACTGCCGGGGAGCGAATGGAAAACTGATGTGTCCGGTAACTGCGTGTTCTGTGAACACCATGTTACTTAATTATGTAATTCATACCCGAACTCTCTGTTGACAGCCTTCTTCTGCAGGCTTCAATAACCCACGCTGAAAAGTTTCCTGAACCTTTCAGATCAAGAGCGATGTTAATTTGTTCAATCATCTGGTTTGGAAATCGGATGTTGCGGGTTGTTGTTCTGCGGGTTCTGTTCTTTGATGACATAATGTTTCCCCATATTCAGTGTTGCTGATTTGTATTATCTGAAGTTGCTTTTACGTTAATTTGATGCAGATCAATTAATACGATACCTGCGTCATAATTGATTATTTCTCGTGGTTTGATGGCGTACACACATGTTGTGATAAACCTTATATAGATGATAATCATTATCATTTTCGTGGGTCCTTTCCGGCGATCCGACCGGTTACGGGGCGGCGACCTCGCGGGTTTTCGCTATTTATGAAAATTTTCCGGGAACCATGTCCGGTTTCTCTTCAAGTTAACTATATGAAAAATAAAAAAGAGGTCTTCTGTGAACCGGGCATGCACAAAAAATAGACATGTAAGCCGGACATGACCGGTTTTGTTGTGATTGTGAAGTGAGAGTTTTTGCGAGGTGAGGAGTGGCTACGCAGACTGAAGTTGCCAGGCATTTAAGTCTGACCGATCGCCAGCTTCGCAGATTGCAGAAATTGCCGGGTGCCCCGATATCGAATAAGCGAGGGCAACTGGATCTGGATGCCTGGCGCGATTTTTACATATCGTATCTGAGAAGAAGTAAAAACGATGTGCCTGATGGCGTTAGCGAAGACGACTATGAGGAGAAATTGCTTATTGCCAGATGGGAACTGACAGCAGAACAGGCTGTTACACAGCAGTTAAAAAATGAGGTGTCAAAAGGAAAACTTATTGATACCGGGTTCTGTATTTTTGCTCTCAGCAAGCTGGCAATGGCGTTATCCAGTACGCTTGATTCCATCCCTTTATCCATGCAGCGACAGTTTCCTGATTTAACACCGCGCCATCTTGACCATCTGAAAACCCTTATTGCGAAGGGGGCAAATCAGTGTGCGCGGGCGGGGGATAAATTACCGGATTTACTCGATGAATATATCAGAGCAACAACTGAATAATATGATGAGTGCTGTCACAACAGCATTACAGCCCCTGATAAGGGCATTGCCGGTGACGCCAGTTGAATGGGCTGATCAAAATTATTATCTGCCTAAAGAATCTTCATATGGTGAGGGAGAATGGAAAACGCTGCCGTTCCAGATCGCCATCATGAACAGCATGGGGAATGATCAGATCCGGACTGTTAATCTGATTAAATCTGCCCGTGTTGGCTATACAAAGATGTTGCTGGGGGTGGTCGGGTATTTTATTGAGCATAAATCCCGAAACAGTCTGCTTTTTCAGCCCACGGATTCTGCCGCTGAAGATTTTATGAAGTCTCACGTGGAGGCGACGATTCGGGATGTTCCCTGCCTGAAAAAACTTTCTCCATGGCTGGGGCGTAAACATCGTGACAATACTCTCACGCTGAAACGCTTTTCATCGGGTGTGGGCTTCTGGTGCCTGGGCGGCGCTGCCGCCAAAAACTACCGTGAAAAATCCGTGGATGTGGTCTGTTATGACGAGCTTTCCTCGTTCGAACCGGATGTTGAAAAAGAGGGTTCGCCAACCCTGCTGGGGGATAAACGTATTGAGGGCTCTGTATGGCCAAAATCCATTCGCGGCTCGACGCCTAAAATCAAAGGCTCCTGCCAGATCGAAAAAGCCGCTAACGAGTCGGCACACTTCATGCGTTTTTATGTGCCCTGCCCACACTGTGGGGAGGAGCAGTATCTGAAATTTGGCGATGAATCCACGCCTTTTGGCCTTAAATGGGAGAAGGACAGCCCCGAAAGCGTTTTCTACCTCTGTGAACATCATGGCTGCGTGATCCATCAGTCTGAGCTTGACCAGAGCAACGGGCGGTGGATCTGTGAAAACACGGGGATGTGGACCCGTGACGGTCTGACGTTTTTCAGCGCCGCGGATAATGAAATTCCGCCGCCGCGCTCCATCACGTTCCATATCTGGACAGCGTACAGTCCATTCACCACCTGGGTACAGATAGTCTATGACTGGCTGGATGCACTGAAAGATCCCAACGGCCTGAAAACCTTTGTGAACACCACGCTGGGCGAGACCTGGGAAGAGGCCGTGGGCGAAAAACTCGATCACCAGGTACTGATGGATAAGGTCGTGCATTACACGGCGGCGGTGCCTGCCCGGGTGGTTTATCTGACGGCGGGCATTGACTCGCAGCGAAACCGTTTTGAGATGTATGTCTGGGGATGGGCACCGGGAGAGGAAGCTTTTCTGGTGGATAAAATCATCATTATGGGGCGTCCTGATGAGGAAGAGACGCTGTTACGTGTGGATGCGGCGATCAACAAAAAATACCGCCATGCGGATGGCACCGAAATGACCATTTCCCGTGTCTGCTGGGACACCGGGGGGATCGATGGTGAAATCGTCTACCAGAGGTCAAAAAAACACGGTGTTTTCCGTGTGCTGCCGGTAAAAGGCGCGTCTGTCTATGGCAAGCCGGTGATCACCATGCCGAAAACCCGCAATCAGCGGGGCGTTTATCTGTGTGAAGTGGGGACGGACACCGCAAAAGAAATTCTCTATGCCCGTATGAAAGCCGAGCCCACGCCTGCGGATGAAGCCACGTCGTATGCCATCCGTTTTCCTGATGATCCGGAGATTTTTTCGCAGACAGAGGCGCAGCAACTGGTCGCGGAAGAGCTTGTGGAGAAGTGGGAAAAAGGAAAGATGCGTCTGCTGTGGGATAACAAAAAGCGGCGTAACGAAGCGCTGGACTGCCTGGTGTATGCCTACGCGGCATTACGTGTGTCCGTGCAACGCTGGCAGCTTGATCTGGCTGTACTGGCAAAATCCCGGGAAGAAGAGACGACCCGGCCAACCCTTAAAGAACTGGCAGCGAAGCTGTCCGGAGGAGTGAATGGTTACAGTCGCTGAACTGCAGGCGCTGCGTCAGGCGCGCCTTGATTTATTAACCGGTAAACGGGTGGTGTCTGTCCAGAAAGATGGACGAAGAATTGAATATACGGCGGCCTCTCTGGATGAGCTTAACCGGGCGATCAATGATGCGGAGTTGGTACTGGGGACAACCCGCCGTCGCCGTCGTCCGCTGGGAGTGAGGTTATGAAACGAACGCCTGTCCTGATTGATGTGAACGGCGTTCCGCTTCGTGAGAGTCTCAGCTACAACGGGGGCGGCGCAGGATTTGGCGGGCAAATGGCGGAGTGGTTGCCACCAGCGCAGAGTGCCGATGCAGCCCTGCTGCCTGCGTTGCGTCTGGGGAATGCCCGGGCAGATGATCTGGTGCGCAATAACGGGATAGCGGCTAATGCGGTGGCCCTGCATAAGGATCATATTGTCGGGCATATGTTTCTGATCAGCTACCGTCCGAACTGGCGCTGGCTGGGGATGCGGGAGACTGCGGCAAAAAGTTTTGTCGATGAGGTGGAGGCGGCCTGGTCGGAATACGCCGAAGGGATGTTTGGCGAGATCGACGTGGAAGGGAAACGCACGTTTACGGAATTTATCCGTGAAGGTGTGGGCGTTCATGCGTTTAACGGCGAAATCTTTGTGCAGCCGGTCTGGGATACGGAAACCACGCAGTTATTCCGTACGCGTTTTAAAGCCGTGAGTCCGAAACGGGTGGACACGCCTGGACACGGTATGGGGAACCGTTTTCTGCGGGCCGGTGTGGAGGTCGATCGATATGGCCGTGCCGTCGCGTACCATATCTGTGAGGATGATTTTCCGTTCTCTGGTAGTGGACGATGGGAACGGATCCCGCGTGAACTTCCCACCGGGCGTCCGGCCATGCTGCATATTTTCGAGCCGGTGGAGGACGGGCAGACCCGTGGGGCTAATCAGTTTTACAGCGTCATGGAACGGCTGAAGATGCTCGATTCCCTGCAGGCAACACAGCTTCAGTCGGCCATAGTGAAGGCGATGTATGCAGCGACGATTGAAAGTGAACTTGATACCGAAAAGGCCTTTGAATATATCGCCGGCGCGCCACAGGAGCAGAAGGATAATCCGCTTATTAATATTCTGGAGAAGTTCTCCAGCTGGTATGACACGAATAACGTGACACTGGGCGGTGTCAAAATTCCGCACCTTTTCCCTGGTGATGATCTGAAACTACAGACTGCGCAGGATTCAGACAATGGATTTTCTGCGCTTGAACAGGCGCTGCTGCGGTATATCGCCGCCGGTCTTGGCGTTTCCTACGAACAGTTGTCCCGTGATTACTCGAAGGTCAGTTACTCAAGTGCCCGCGCCTCCGCCAATGAGTCGTGGCGCTATTTTATGGGGCGGCGAAAATTTATTGCGGCCCGGCTGGCCACGCAGATGTTTTCCTGCTGGCTGGAAGAGGCACTTCTTCGGGGGATTATTCGTCCGCCACGGGCACGTTTTGATTTTTATCAGGCGCGATCAGCCTGGTCACGGGCAGAGTGGATTGGTGCCGGAAGAATGGCCATTGACGGGCTCAAGGAAGTCCAGGAATCAGTGATGCGCATTGAGGCCGGACTGAGCACGTATGAGAAAGAGCTGGCGCTGATGGGCGAGGATTATCAGGACATTTTCCGCCAGCAGGTCAGGGAATCTGCTGAGCGGCAAAAAGCCGGACTCTCACGTCCGGTGTGGATAGAGCAGGCGTATCAGCAGCAGATAGCGGAGAGTCGCAGGCCGGAAGAGGAGACAACACCACGTGAGACGTAATCTTTCACACATTATTGCCGCAGCATTCAATGAACCGCTGCTTCTGGAGCCCGCCTATGCGCGGGTTTTCTTTTGCGCGCTCGGGCGCGAGATGGGGGCAGCAAGTCTTTCGGTACCACAACAGCAGGTACAGTTTGATGCTCCCGGAATGCTGGCTGAAACGGACGAGTACATGGCCGGAGGTAAACGACCGGCCCGTGTTTACCGGGTGGTGAACGGTATTGCTGTACTGCCGGTGACCGGCACGCTGGTGCACCGGCTGGGTGGTATGCGGCCATTTTCCGGAATGACAGGCTATGACGGCATTGTCGCCTGTCTTCAGCAGGCAATGGCGGATAGCCAGGTGCGGGGCGTACTGCTGGACATTGACAGTCCGGGCGGGCAGGCCGCCGGCGCGTTTGACTGCGCTGACATGATTTACCGCCTCCGTCAGCAGAAGCCGGTCTGGGCACTGTGCAATGACACGGCCTGTTCTGCAGCCATGCTGCTGGCGTCGGCCTGCTCCCGACGGCTGGTTACCCAGACATCCCGTATCGGCTCCATTGGCGTGATGATGAGCCATGTCAGCTATGCCGGTCATCTGGCGCAGGCCGGTGTGGATATCACGCTGATTTACTCAGGGGCGCACAAGGTGGATGGCAATCAGTTTGAAGCGTTGCCGGCAGAGGTTCGCCAGGACATGCAGCAGCGGATTGATGCGGCGCGCCGGATGTTTGCCGAAAAAGTGGCGATGTATACCGGTCTGTCTGTTGATGCCGTCACGGGAACAGAGGCTGCCGTTTTTGAAGGTCAGTCCGGCATTGAGGCCGGGCTGGCGGATGAATTAATCAATGCGTCGGATGCCATCAGTGTGATGGCCACGGCGCTGAACAGTAATGTCAGAGGAGGCACTATGCCGCAATTAACTGCAACGGAAGCCGCCGCGCAGGAGAACCAGCGAGTGATGGGGATCCTGACATGCCAGGAAGCGAAAGGACGTGAACAGCTTGCCACGATGCTGGCAGGACAACAGGGCATGAGCGTTGAACAGGCCCGGGCGATTCTGGCCGCGGCGGCACCGCAGCAGCCGGTGGCATCCACGCAGAGTGAAGCCGATCGCATTATGGCGTGTGAAGAAGCGAACGGTCGTGAACAACTGGCGGCAACGCTGGCGGCGATGCCGGAGATGACGGTGGAAAAAGCCCGCCCGATCCTGGCTGCTTCACCGCAGGCGGATGCCGGACCATCACTCCGTGATCAGATCATGGCACTGGATGAGGCAAAAGGGGCTGAGGCGCAGGCTGAACAGCTGGCTGCCTGCCCGGGAATGACTGTGGAGAGCGCCCGGGCTGTGCTGGCTGCGGGATCAGGTAAGGCAGAACCGGTCTCTGCATCCACAACCGCCCTGTTTGAACATTTCATGGCGAACCATTCACCGGCTGCGGTCCAGGGGGGCGTGTCACAGGCGTCAGAAGACGGTGATGCGGACGTGAAAATGCTCATGGCCATGCCATGAAGTCAGTGCTGAACATCAATACGAGGTTTTAACAATATGGTGACGAAAACCATCACTGAACAGCGTGCGGAAGTACGTATTTTTGCCGGTAATGATCCGGCTCACACCGCCACAGGCAGCAGCGGGATTTCCTCGGCAACACCGGCACTGACACCCCTGATGCTGGATGGGGCCACCGGGAAACTGGTGGTCTGGGACGGACAGAAAGCCGGTAGTGCGGTTGGCATACTGGTACTGCCGCTTGAAGGCACAGAGGCGGTGCTGACGTATTACAAGTCGGGGACCTTTGCGACGGAGGCAATCCGCTGGCCTGAAAGTGTGGATGAACACAAAAAGGCCAACGCCTTTACCGGCAGTGCCCTGAGTCACGCGGCGCTGCCGTAACACGTTATCAGGCCACCGCGTTGGCCTGACTGATTTCTTAATGAAAGGAACTGATTTATGGGATTGTTTACGACCCGCCAGTTACTCGGTTATACCGAACAAAAAGTTAAATTCCGTGCGCTGTTTCTGGAGCTGTTTTTCCGCCGCACGGTGAATTTCCACACCGAAGAGGTGATGCTGGACAAAATTACCGGAAAAACGCCGGTGGCGGCCTATGTCTCCCCGATCGTTGAAGGAAAAGTGCTTCGCCATCGCGGTGGTGAAACCCGCGTGTTACGTCCGGGCTACGTCAAGCCCAAACACGAATTTAATTACCAGCAGGCGGTTGAGCTCCTTCCTGGTGAAGATCCGGCTCAGCTGAACGACCCGGCCTACCGTCGTCTGCGTATCATTACCGATAACCTCAAACAGGAAGAGCACGCGATTGTCCAGGTGGAAGAAATGCAGGCGGTGAATGCCGTGCTGTATGGCAAATACACCATGGAAGGGGATCAGTTTGATACTGTCGAGGTGGATTTCGGGCGCTCTGAAGGAAATAACATTGAGCAGGCTGACGGTAAAAAATGGTCTGAGCAGGACCGTGATACGTTTGATCCGACGCATGATATTGACCTCTACTGCGATCAGGCCAGCGGCCTTGTGAATATCGCCATTATGGACGGTACGGTCTGGCGTCTGCTGAATGGCTTTAAGCTGTTCCGCGAAAAACTGGATACCCGTCGCGGCTCAAATTCACAACTCGAAACGGCAGTGAAAGACCTGGGGGCGGTGGTGTCCTTCAAGGGGTATTACGGCGATCTGGCCATTGTGGTGGCGAAAACGTCTTATGTGGCAGAGGACGGTACCGAAAAACGTTATCTGCCGGAGGGCACACTGGTCCTGGGGAATACGGCAGCAGAGGGCATTCGTTGCTATGGTGCCATTCAGGATGCGCAGGCGTTGTCCGAAGGTGTGGTGGCCTCTTCCCGTTATCCGAAACACTGGCTGACTGTGGGCGATCCGGCCCGTGAATTCACCATGACGCAGTCCGCACCGCTGATGGTGCTGCCGGATCCGGATGAGTTTGTGGTGGTACAGGTGAAATAATCCGTGAGCGGGGGCGAAATGCCCCCGTGTCTTTTTTCACAGGAGGCTGAGATGGCAACAAAAGAAGAAAATCTGAATCGTCTTCGTCAACTGGCTGGCCTGCTGGGGCGCGAGGCGGATATGTCGGGGAGTGCTGCGGATATTGCTCAACGTGTGTCTGAGTGGGAAGAGGAGCTTGCTGTTTCCCCGGAGGGCATTATGCACTCTGATGAGAGCGGGGCTGATCAAAATCACACAGACGATGGTGAGCAGTTGCACAACACTGATGCTACGGATGATGTTAAAGCGGTCCGTGTGCGGAAATGCCTGCATGTGATGGGGTATTGCCCGGAGACAGGCCGTCCCGTTGAACTGACGTACCGGGGCATGCGTGTTATGGTGCCATCACCACTGGCGACAGCCATGATACAGCACGGAACGGCTGAGCATGCGTGATTTTCAGAATGCCTTTGATGCTGCCCTTGCCGGGGTGGACAGCACGATTGTTGAAGTGATGGGGCTCTGTGCGCAGTTCACCTCGGGAGCACAGCGTGGAAGCGAAGTTCAGGGGGTTTTTGACGATCCGGAGTCGCTGGGTTTTGCCGGTGGCGGGGTCCGTATTGAAGGAAGCAGCCCGTCATTATTTGTGCGGACGGATACGGTGCGTGCCGTGCGGCGTGGTGACACGCTGACCATTAACGGCGAGATGTTCTGGGTGGATCGTGTTTCTCCGGATGACGGGGGCAGCTGTTATCTCTGGCTCAACCGTGGGCAACCACCCGCTGTTAACCGGCGACGATAAACGCAGGGTGAAATTATGGCGATAAAAGGGCTTGATCAGGCGATTGATAATCTGAGCCGGGTTCGTAAAAACGCCATTCCGGCGGCTTCAGCAATGACGATTAACCGCGTGGCCACAACGGCGATTAATCAGTCTTCATCACAGGTTGCCCGGGAGACAAAGGTACGCCGGAAACTGGTAAAGGAACGGTCCAGACTGAAACGGGCGACGGTCAGAAATCCGAACGCAAAAATTATCGTTAACCGCGGTGATCTTCCAGTGATTAAGCTGGGGATCAGGATGCTGGGCCGTCGTCCGAACAGCATACTTAAAGCCGGTCAGCATCGGTATCAGCGGGCATTCATTCAGCGATTAAAAAACGGTCGCTGGCATGTCATGCAGCGTGTGGCCGGGAAAAACCGTTACCCTATTGATGTGGTGAAAATCCCGATGGCGGCCCCACTGAAACAGGCGTTTGATGAGAATGTTGACCGTATCCGGTGTGAACGCCTGCCCGGAGAACTGGCATCCGCGCTGAAACAACAACTGAGGATTGCGATAAAACGATGAAACACACTGACATTCGTGCCGCAGTGCTGGATGCACTCGAGCAGCATGAACACGGGGCGACGCTGTTTGATGGTCGCCCCGTTGTTTTTGACGAAGAGGATTTTCCTGCGATCGCGGTTTATCTGACGGATGCAGAGTATACCGGTGAAGAGCTGGATGCAGATACCTGGCGGGCCACGCTGCATATTGAGGTGTTTTTACCGGCACAGGTACCGGATTCAGAGCTTGATCAGTGGATGGAAAGCCGGATTTACCCGGCGATGACCGCGATCCCGGCACTGGCAGGACTGATTACCACGATGGTTACGCAGGGCTATGAGTATCGTCGTGATGACGATATGGCGTTATGGAGTTCTGCAGATCTGACTTATTCCATTACATACGAGATGTGAGGACGATATGGCAACACCAAATCCCCTTGAGCCGGTAAAAGGTGCCGGTACCACTCTGTGGGTTTACAACGGCAAGGCTGATGCTTATGCAAACCCGTTGTCAGACGATGGCTGGCAGCGACTGGCTAAGGTGAAGGATCTGACGCCGGGCGAGATGACGGCTGAACCCTACGATGATAACTACCTGGATGATGAAGACGCGGACTGGACCGCGACCGGGCAGGGACAGAAATCTGCAGGTGATACCAGTTTTACGCTGGCCTGGAAACCGGGAGAGGAAGGTCAGAAAGGGCTTATAGGCTGGTTTGAAAGCGGCGATGTCCGGGCCTATAAAATCCGTTTTCCGAATGGCACGGTGGATGTGTTTCGTGGCTGGGTCAGCAGTATCGGTAAGGCCGTGACGGCGAAAGAAGTGATCACCCGCACGGTGAAAGTCACTAACGTGGGTAAACCTTCTGTAGCGGAAGAACGCAGCAAAATTACGCCGGTCACTGCGATTAAGGTAACGCCGACAGGTACGGTTGAAAAAGGGAAAACAACCACCCTGACCGTTACTGTGGAACCGGAAAATGCAACGGATAAGACATTCAGGGCGATTTCCGCCGATCCATCAAAAGCCACCATTAGCGTGAAAGATATGACGATTACTGTGACGGGGGTTAAGGATGGAAAAGTCAGCATCCCTGTGATTTCCGGTAATGGTCAGTTTGCTGCGGTGGCTGAAATTACCGTTAATAATGTGCCGGGTGGCTAAAGAGCTGAGAGATAAGCGATGTTCCTGAAAACAGAACAATTTGAATATAACGGTGTATCCGTCACGCTTTCGGAGCTGTCTGCGCTGCAGCGTATTGAGCATCTTGCCCTCCTGAAACGGCGGGCAGAAGAGGCTGAAGCCAGCGGCAACCTGCAGGTGAGTGTGGAAGATCTTGTCAGAACCGGCGCGTTTCTGGTGGCGATGTCCCTGTGGCATAACCATCCACAGAAAACGCAGTCACCGTCAATGAATGAGGCCGTGATGAAGATAGAGCAGGAAGTGCTCACCACCTGGCCTGCCGATGCCATTGCCCGGGCGGAAGACGTGGTGTTGTGCCTGTCCGGGATGATCGAAGCTGTTCGTCCGGATACTGATATTACTGAAGTGGCGAAAAATAACACGCTGACTGATGATGATTTTTCTGCGGGAAAGTCTTCGACGGCGAGCTGAACTTTGCCCTCAGACTGGCGCGTGAGATGGGGAGACCCGACTGGCGCGCCATGCTTGCCGGGATGACATCCACCGAATATGCCGACTGGCACCGTTTTTACCGCACGCATTATTTTCAGGATACCCAGCTGGATATGCATTTTTCCGGGCTGACGTACGCTGTACTCAGCCTGTTTTTTTGCGATCCGGATATGCATCCCTCTGATTTCAGTCTGCTTGTCCCCCGGCATGAGGAAGAACAGGTGGAGAGGCCGGATGAGGACAAAATGCTGATGCAGAAAGCGGCAGGACTTGCCGGAGGCGTCCGGTTCGGTGGGGACGGAGGGCGCGATATTTTATCGTCTGCGGATGTGGCGGATGTCATGGTGGATGATGCCGCATTAATGATGGCTTCAGCGGGGATTCCGGGAGGTGTGAGATATGTCCCAGCCGGTTGGTGATCTTGTTATTGACCTTAGTCTGGATGCTGTCCGTTTCGATGAGCAGATGAGCCGGGTAAGGCGTCATTTTTCAGGTCTGGATACCGACGCCAGAAAAACCGCCAGTGCTGTTGAACAGGGCCTGAGCCGCCAGGCGCTGGCTGCACAAAAAGCAGGGATTTCCGTCGGGCAGTATAAAGCGGCCATGCGAACCCTGCCCGCACAGTTTACGGATATCGCCACGCAGCTTGCCGGTGGTCAGAATCCCTGGCTGATCCTGCTGCAACAGGGCGGTCAGGTGAAGGACTCCTTCGGCGGGATGATCCCCATGTTCAGGGGGCTTGCCGGTGCGATCACCCTGCCGATGGTCGGGGTCACCTCGCTGGCGGTGGCGACAGGTGCGCTGGTGTACGCCTGGTACCAGGGAGATTCCACGCTTTCAGCGTTTAATAAAACCCTGGTTCTTTCCGGTAATCAGTCCGGACTGACTGCCGATCGCATGCTGACGCTCTCCAGAGCCGGACAGGCCGCAGGGCTGACGTTTAACCAGGCGAGTGAGTCACTGGCAGCCATGGTGAATGCCGGTGTGCGTGGTGGTGAACAGTTTGATGCCATCAACCAGAGTGTCGCGCGTTTTGCTTCTGCATCCGGTGTGGAGGTGGACAAGGTTGCAGAGGCTTTCGGAAAACTGACCACTGACCCGACGTCGGGGCTGATTGCGATGGCGAAGCAGTTCCATAACGTGACGGCGGAGCAGATTGCGTATGTTGCTCAGTTGCAGCGTTCCGGCGATGAAACCGGGGCATTGCAGGCGGCGAACGAGGCCGCAACGAAAGGGTTTGATGACCAGACCCGCCGCCTGAAAGAGAACATGGGCACGCTGGAGACCTGGGCAGACAGGACAGCGCGGGCATTCAAATCCATGTGGGATGCGGTGCTGGATATTGGTCGTCCTGATACCGCGCAGGAGATGCTGATTAAGGCAGAGGCTGCGTTTAAGAAAGCAGACGACATCTGGAATCTGCGCAAGGATGATTATTTTGTTAACGATGAAGCGCGGGCGCGTTACTGGGATGATCGTGAAAAGGCCCGTCTTGCGCTTGAAGCCGCCCGAAAGAAGGCTGAGCAGCAGACTCAACAGGACAAAAATGCGCAGCAGCAGAGCGATACCGAAGCGTCACGGCTGAAATATACCGAAGAGGCGCAGAGGGCTTACGAACGGCTGCAGACGCCGCTGGAGAAATATACCGCCCGTCAGGAAGAACTGAACAAGGCACTGAAAGACGGGAAAATCCTGCAGGCGGATTACAACACGCTGATGGCGGCGGCGAAAAAGGATTATGAAGCGACGCTGAAAAAGCCGAAACAGTCCGGCGTGAAGGTGTCTGCGGGCGATCGTCAGGAAGACAGTGCTCATGCTGCCCTGCTGACGCTTCAGGCAGAACTCCGGACGCTGGAGAAGCATGCCGGAGCGAATGAGAAAATCAGCCAGCAGCGCCGGGATTTGTGGAAGGCGGAGAGTCAGTTCGCGGTACTGGAGGAAGCGGCGCAACGTCGCCAGCTGTCTGCACAGGAGAAATCCCTGCTGGCGCATAAAGATGAGACGCTGGAGTACAAACGCCAGCTGGCTGCACTTGGCGACAAGGTTACGTATCAGGAGCGCCTGAACGCGCTGGCGCAGCAGGCGGATAAATTCGCACAGCAGCAACGGGCAAAACGGGCCGCCATTGATGCGAAAAGCCGGGGGCTGACTGACCGGCAGGCAGAACGGGAAGCCACGGAACAGCGCCTGAAGGAACAGTATGGCGATAATCCGCTGGCGCTGAATAACGTCATGTCAGAGCAGAAAAAGACCTGGGCGGCTGAAGACCTGCTTCGCGGGAACTGGATGGCAGGCCTCAGGTCCGGCTGGAGTGAGTGGGAAGAGAGTGCCACGGACAGTATGTCGCAGGTAAAAAGTGCTGCCACGCAGACCTTTGACGGTATTGCACAGAATATGGCAGCGATGCTGACCGGCAGCGAACAGAACTGGCGTGGTTTCACCCGTTCTGTGCTGTCCATGCTGACAGAGATTTTTCTGAAGCAGGCGATGGTGGGGATAGTCGGGAGTATCGGCAGCGCCATTGGCGGTGCTTTCGGTGGTGGTGCGTCTGCCTCCACGGGGACGGCCATTCAGGCTGCGGCGGCGAACTTCCATTTCGCGACCGGGGGATTTACGGGGACGGGGGGTAAATATGAACCTGCGGGGATTGTTCATCGCGGGGAGTTTGTCTTCACGAAGGAGGCGACCAGCCGGATTGGTGTCGGCAATCTGTACCGCCTGATGCGGGGCTATGCGGAAGGTGGTTATGTCGGCGGTGCCGGAAGTCCGGCGCAGATGCGGCGGGCGGAAGGCATTAATTTTAATCAGAACAATCACGTGGTGATTCAGAACGACGGCCCCAACGGGCGGGCAGGGCCGCAGCTGATGAAAGCGGTGTATGAGATGGCCCGCAAGGGGGCACAGGATGAACTCCGGCTGCAGTTGCGTGATGGCGGTATGTTATCAGGGAGCGGTGGATGAAAACCTTTCGCTGGAAAGTGAAGCCGGATATGGAGGTGAACTCGCAGCCATCGGTGCGTGAAGTGCGTTTTGGTGACGGGTACTCACAGCGTATGGCGGCAGGGCTGAATGCTGACCTGAAAACATACAGGGTGACGCTTTCCGTGACCCGGGAGGAGGCCCGGCATCTGGAAGCGTTCCTGGCAGAGCACGGTGGCTGGAAGGCATTTTTGTGGAAGCCACCCTATGCATACCGGCAGATAAAGGTGACCTGTGCCGGGTGGTCTGCGCGGGTCGGGATGTTGCGCGTTGAGTTCAGCGCGGAGTTTAAGCAGGTGGTGAACTGATGCAGGATATTCGCGAAGAAAGTCTGAACGAGTCGGTTAAGTCAGAGCAGTCACCGCGGGTGGTACTCTGGGAAATCGACCTGACGGTACAGGGTGGTGAGCGGTATTTTTTCTGTAATGAGCTGAATGAAAAAGGGGAGCCGGTCACCTGGCAGGGGCGTAAGTATGAGGCATACCCGATTGACGGCAGCGGCTTTGAGATGAACGGCCGGGGCAGCAGTGCCAGACCGTCGCTGACGGTGTCCAATCTGTTCGGTCTGGTCACCGGGATGGCGGAAGACCTGCAGAGTCTGGTGGGGGCCACGGTGGTCCGCCGCCGGGTGTATGCCCGTTTTCTGGATGCGGTGAATTTCGTTGCGGGCAATCCGGAGGCGGACCCGGAGCAGGAGCTGAGTGACCGCTGGGTGGTGGAGCAGATGTCGCAGCTGACAGCCATGACGGCCTCGTTTGTGCTGGCTACACCGACCGAGACGGACGGGGCGCTGTTTCCCGGTCGCATCATGCTGGCGAACACCTGTATGTGGGATTACCGGGGAGATGAATGCGGGTATAACGGTCCTGCGGTGGCGGATGAGTTCGACAACCCCACCACGGATATCCGTAAGGACAGATGCAGCAAGTGCATGCGCGGGTGTGAGATGCGCGGCATGGTGGCTAATTTTGGCGGTTTCCTTTCCATTAACAAACTTTCGCAGTAAATCCAATGACACAGACAGAATCAGCGATTCTGGCGCATGCCCGGCGGTGTGTGCCTGCGGAGTCGTGCGGCTTAGTGGTGAGAACGCCGGAGGGGGAGCGGTATATCCCTTGTGTGAATATCTCTGCAGAGCCGGAGGCGTATTTTCGTATTGCACCGGAAGACTGGCTGCGGGCAGAGATGCAGGGGGAGATTGTGGCACTGGTCCACAGTCATCCCGGTGGGCTGCCCTGGCTGAGCGAGGCTGACCGGCGGCTGCAGATAAAAAGCGCACTGCCCTGGTGGCTGGTCTGCCGGGGTGACATTCACAAATTCCGCTGTGTGCCACATCTGACGGGACGGCGCTTTGAGCACGGGGTGACGGACTGTTACACGCTGTTCCGGGATGCTTATCATCTGGCGGGGACTGAGATGCCGGATTTTCATCGCGAGGATGACTGGTGGCGTCACGGTCAGAATCTCTATCTGGATAATCTGGAGGCCACAGGGCTGTATCAGGTGCCGTTGTCAGCGGCGCAGCCGGGCGATGTGCTGCTGTGCTGTTTTGGTTCATCGGTGCCGAATCATGCCGCCATTTACTGTGGTGACGGCGAGCTGCTGCACCATATTCCTGAACAACTGAGTAAACGGGAGAGGTATTCCGAAAAATGGCAACGACGAACGCATTCTGTCTGGCGTCACCGCCACTGGCACGCATCTGCCTTCACGGGGATTTGCAACGATTTGGCCGCCGCCTCAGCCTGTATGTGAACACGGCAGCGGAAGCCATCCGTGCCCTGTCGTTACAGGTGCCGGGCTTTCGCCGTCAGATGAACGAAGGCTGGTACCAGATACGTATTGCCGGTGATGACACGGCACCGGAGGCGGTGTACGCCCGTCTTCACGAACAGCTGGGTGAGGGAACGGTCATCCACATTGTGCCGCGACTGGCCGGAGCCGGAAAGGGCGGACTGCAGATTGTGCTGGGGGCGGCAGCCATCGTGGGCTCTTTCTTCACGGCCGGTGCCTCGATGGTGTTATGGGGTACAGCCCTGAGTGCCGGCGGTTTTTCTGCCACCACGATGCTGTTTTCACTGGGGGCCAGCATGATACTGGGCGGTGTGGCCCAGATGCTGGCCCCGAAGGCAAAAACACCGGATTACCGCGCAACGGATAACGGCAGACAGAACACGTACTTTTCCTCGCTGGATAACATGATTGCCCAGGGGAACCCGATGCCGGTGCCTTACGGGGAAATGCTGGTTGGCTCCCGCCGTATATCCCAGGACATCAGCACCCGTGATGAAGGCGGGGGCGGAAAGGTCGTGGTTATCGGGCGGCAGGGGTAAAAAGAATAAAAAAATCCCGCAGTGATCGCGGACAGGAACTGCGGGAGAGTTACGAAGATTAAGTGTAAGGAATTATTCTTATATCACGACAAAAAAATTAACGCAGAGAAATTATACGCGCCACAGTCAGTTTGTGAAAATGTGAAGATATTCAGAATTTTTATGCCATTACCGGTTTTAACCAACAGGATTATCGGTGGGCATGAAAGAAAACCCCGGTATCTGCTGATACCGGGGTTTCTCTTTAGCATGGCAGAAATGTGTTTCATGCTTTTCGGGCGAAGGATATCCGACTTCTGTACGGAATGGCAAGTGGCGGTTAATTTATTCAGGGGAAGGCTGTATGGGAAAAGGTGGCGGTAAGGCACACACGCCTCGTGAGGCGAAGGATAATCTCAAATCCACGCAGATGATGAGTGTGATTGATGCGATTGGTGAGGGACCGATAGAAGGTCCGGTGAAGGGACTGCAGAGTATTCTGGTGAACAAAACCCCGCTGACGGACACGGACGGTAATCCCGTGATACACGGTGTGACTGCGGTCTGGCGTGCCGGGGAGCAGGAGCAGACACCACCGGAAGGCTTTGAGTCCTCCGGAGCTGAAACCGGACTGGGCGTGGAAGTGACGAAGGCAAAACCGGTGACGCGCACCATTACGTCCGCGAACATTGACCGCCTGCGGGTTACCTTCGGGGTGCAGTCACTGGTGCAGACCACGTCAAAGGGCGACCGTAATCCTTCCTCTGTCCGGATTCTGATTCAGTTACAGCGTAATGGCCGCTGGGTGACGGAAAAGGATGTCACCATTAACGGCAAGACCACCTCGCAGTTCCTGGCCTCGGTGATTCTGGATAATCTGCCTCCCCGGCCCTTTAACATCCGGATGGTCAGGGAGACGGCGGACAGCACCACGGACCAGCTGCAGAATAAGACGCTGTGGTCGTCATACACCGAAATCATCGATGTGAAACAGTGCTACCCGAACACGGCCATTGTGGGGCTGCAGGTGGATGCGGAGCAGTTCGGCGGCCAGCAGATGACGGTGAACTACCATATCCGCGGTCGCATCATCCAGGTGCCGTCAAACTATGACCCGGAAAAACGCACGTACAGTGGTATCTGGGACGGCAGCCTGAAACCGGCATACAGCAACAACCCGGCCTGGTGTCTGTGGGACATGCTGACTCACCCGCGCTACGGCATGGGAAAACGTCTGGGGGCGGCGGATGTGGACAAGTGGGCGCTGTATGCCATCGGGCAGTACTGCGACCAGACGGTCCCGGATGGTTTCGGGGGGACCGAGCCGCGGATGACCTTTAATGCGTACCTGGCACAACAGCGTAAGGCGTGGGACGTTCTCAGTGATTTCTGCTCTGCGATGCGCTGTATGCCGGTATGGAACGGCCAGACGCTGATGTTCGTTCAGGACCGTCCGTCGGATGTGGTGTGGCCGTACACCAACAGCGATGTGGTGGTGGATGATAACGGCGTGGGTTTCCGCTACAGCTTCAGTGCCCTGAAGGACCGGCACACGGCAGTGGAGGTGAATTACACCGACCCGCAGAACGGCTGGCAGACCTCCACGGAACTGGTGGAAGACCCGGAAGCCATACTGCGCTACGGACGCAACCTGCTGAAGATGGACGCGTTCGGCTGTACCAGCCGCGGTCAGGCCCACCGTGCCGGGCTGTGGGTGATAAAGACCGAACTGCTGGAAACGCAGACGGTGGATTTCACGCTCGGGTCACAGGGGCTGCGTCACACACCCGGTGACATCATTGAAATCTGTGATAACGACTATGCCGGGACCATGACCGGCGGACGTGTCCTGTCCATCGATGCCGCCAGCCGTACCCTGACGCTGGACCGGGAGGTGACACTGCCGGAGACCGGCACGGCCACTGTTAATCTGATTAACGGCAGCGGTAAGCCGGCGAGCGTGGCCATCACCGCACACCCCGCGCCTGACCGGATACAGGTCAGCACCCTGCCGGATGGTGTGGAGACATACGGTGTGTGGGGACTCTCCCTGCCGTCACTGCGTCGTCGCCTGTTCCGCTGTGTCTCCATTCGGGAAAACACGGACGGCACGTTCGCCATCACGGCGGTGCAGCACGTACCGGAAAAAGAAGCCATTGTGGATAACGGGGCCAGCTTTGAGCCGCAGTCAGGCAGCCTGAACAGCGTTATCCCACCGGCAGTGCAGCACCTGACGGTGGAGGTGAGTGCAGCTGACGGTCAGTATCTGGCACAGGCGAAATGGGACACGCCGCGGGTGGTGAAGGGTGTGCGCTTCAGTCTGCGTCTGACCAGCGGAAGCGGAGAAGACAGCCGTCTGGTGAGCACCGCCATCACCGCAGACACGGAGCACCGTTTCAGTGGTCTGCCGCTGGGGGAATACACCCTGACGGTGCGGGCCATTAACAGCTACGGCCAGCAGGGCGAACCTGCGACCACCACCTTCCGGATTAACGCGCCTGCAAAACCCGCCACCATTGAGCTGACGCCGGGGTATTTTCAGATAACGGCGGTCCCGCGTCTTGCGGTGTATGACCCGACGGTACAGTTTGAATTCTGGTTCTCAGAAAAACGCATCACGAACACGGCACAGGTGGAAAAATCTGCCCGTTATCTGGGGACCGGCAGTCAGTGGACTGTCCAGGGGAGCCGGATTAAGCCGGGGACGGATTTCTGGTTTTACGTGCGAAGCGTCAACCTGGTGGGAAAATCTGCTTTTGTGGAAGCCAGCGGGCAGCCCAGCAATGATGGTGAAGGGTATCTGGAAATTTTCCGGGGGCTGATAGATGAGACGCTTCTGGGCCAGGCACTGAAAGAGCGCATTGATGCTTCAGCGCTGCGTACGGAGGTCACGCAACTGGAAGAAGACATCCGTCAGCGGATGGACACGGATATCGCAGAAGTGACCCGGAAAATCGGGGAGGCGGAAAACAGCCTCACGCAGCTGGTTGCGAAAAAGAATGAGGACCAGACACTGGCCATCGCGCAGGTGAGCCAGAAAGTGGACCGGGTGAGCAGTGAAATCTCACAGACTGTCAGCCAGGGGCAGTCAGAAAATGCCCGACAGATAGCACAGGTCCGCCAGTACGTGGATAAAAAAGGGAGTGAAATTACCTCGACCACGGATAAAAAACTGGGTGACCAGGCCGTGACCATACAGCAAATCCAGCGGGTTCAGTCAGACACGCGCAATGAGCTGAATGCCATGTATATGCTGAAGGTGCAGAAAACAAAAAACGGTATTCCCTATGTGGCCGGGATTGGTGCGGGGATTGAGGATGTTGATGGTCAGACGCTGAGCAGTATTCTGCTGCAGGCTGACCGTATCGCGATGATTACCCCGGAGAATGGCAACACCACGCCGCTGTTTGTGGCGCAGGGGAATCAGCTGTTCATGAACGACGTGTTCCTGAAGCGACTGTTTGCGGTGAGCATCACGTCATCCGGCAATCCTCCTACGTTTTCCCTGACGCCGGATGGCAGGCTGGCAGCCCGCAATGCGGATATCAGTGGAGCCATCACGGCGAATACCGGCACGCTCAATAATGTCACCATTAACGAGAACTGTGTCATCAGAGGGAAACTGTCTGCAAACCAGATTGAAGGCGATCTCGTTAAAACAGTGGGTAAGGCTTTCCCCCGTGACTCCCGTGCACCGGAGAGGTGGCCATCAGGGACCATTACCGTCAGGGTTTATGACGATCAGCCGTTTGACCGGCAAATTGTTATTCCGGCGGTGGCATTCAGCGGTGCCAGACATGAGCGGGAGAATAACGATATTTATTCGTCATGCCGCCTGATAGTACGGAAAAACGGTGCTGAAATTTATAACCGTACCGCGCTGGATAATACGCTGGTTTACAGTGGTGTTATTGATATGCCTGCTGGTCGCGGCCACATGACGCTGGAGTTTTCTGTATCAGCATGGTGGGTAAATGGCTGGTATCCCACAGCAAGTATCAGCGATTTGCTGGTTGTTGTGATGAAGAAAGCCACTGCAGGCATCACGATTAGCTGAATTTTATAACCCCAATACGGGCGCCAGAAATGGCGCCTTTTTTATTGCAGAAAAGCGAGAGGTAATTATGCGTAAATTATGTGCTGTTATTCTGTCCGCAGTAGTCTGGCTGGTTGCCGCTGGTACGCCAGCGAGCGCAGCAGAGCATCAGTCCACACTAAGCGCCGGGTATCTTCAGACCCACACTGATATGCCAGGCAGCGATAATCTGAACGGGATTAACGTGAAATACCGTTATGAGTTTACGGACGCGCTGGGGCTGATTACGTCCTTCAGTTATGCCAATGCTGAGGATGAGCAAAAAACGCACTACAGCGATACCCGCTGGCATGAAGATTCCGTGCGTAACCGCTGGTTCAGCGTGATGGCGGGGCCATCTGTACGCGTGAATGAATGGTTCAGTGCTTATGCGATGGCAGGTGTGGCTTACAGCCGTGTGTCGACGTTCTCCGGGGATTATCTCCGCGTAACTGACAACAAGGGGAAAACGCACGATGTGCTGACCGGAAGTGATGACGATCGCCACAGCAACACGTCTCTGGCGTGGGGAGCTGGCGTGCAGTTTAACCCGACCGAATCCGTGACCATTGATATTGCTTATGAAGGTTCCGGTAGTGGCGACTGGCGAACGGATGCATTTATTGTTGGTATCGGATACCGTTTCTGACAACAGACGCCGATTTATCTTCTGTAAATATTGTTATGATACGCAGGTTCATCCGCCTTATGGGGTGAACTGCGTTTGAGGAAACGTAAAGTTACACTGTCCTGAAGCCCGTGGCGTCACTGCTGCGGGCTTTTTTTATTGGTGGAAAAGTATGACAGTAAAAATTTCTGGCGTGCTTAAAGATGGCACAGGAAAACCAGTACAGAACTGCACCATTGTGCTGAAGGCCAGACGGACCAGCAGCACGGTGGTGGTGAACACGGTGGCCTCTGAAAATCCGGATGAAGCCGGGCGTTACAGCATGGATGTTGAGTATGGCCAGTACAGCGTCACCCTGCTGGTTGAAGATTTTCCGCCTTCACATGCCGGGACCATTACCGTCTATGAAGGTTCCAGACCAGGTACGCTGAATGATTTTCTCGGCGCCATGACGGAGGATGATGTTCGTCCGGAGGCACTGCGCCGTTTTGAGCTGATGGTGAATGAAGTGGCACGTCATGCCGGAGCGTCATCACAGAGTGCAGCGGCGGCAAAGAAATCCGAAACGGCAGCAGCCTCATCGAAGAATGCGGCGAAAACCTCAGAAACGAATGCAGCTAACAGCGCACAGGCGGCAGCGGCCTCGCAGACTGCATCGGCAAACTCCGCGACAGCAGCCAAAAAATCAGAAACCAGCGCGAAAAATAGCGAGACAGCCACAAAGGCCAGCGAAAAAAACGCAAAATCCAGCCAGACGGCAGCGAAAACCAGTGAGACGAATGCCAAAGACAGTGAAGCCAACGCAAAGGTGAGCGAAACAGCGGCGGCGAACTCGGCGAAAGCATCGGCAGCAAGCCAGACGGCAGCAAAAGCAAGTGAAGATGCTGCCAGAGAATACGCAAACCAGACAGCAGAGCCGTACAGATATGTTTTACAGCCGCTGCCGGATGTGTGGATACCCTTTAATGATTCGCTGGATATGATTACGGGCTATTCTCCGGGTTATAAAAAAGTGAAGATTGGTGATAATGTGGTTCAGGTTGCCAGTGATAAACAGGTTAATTTCAGTCGCGCATCAACGGCAACATATATCAACAAATCTGGCGAACTGAAAACGGCGGAAATTAATGAGCCGCGATTTGAGTGTGATGGCCTGCTTATTGAGGGACAAAGAACGAACTTCTTCCAGAACAGTACAGACCCTTCGAAGTGGAATAAGTCAACTTCACTGGACGTTACAGAAACAGGCACAGATAGTTTCGGGTTTAATTATGGTCGGTTTGTCGTACAGGATTCGATTGTTGGTACAAGTAAAGCGCATACCATTATCGGACTGTATTCGAGTACCGGAGGGGTTGATACTTCAGGGGACGAAAAGCATGTAACTATATCCTGTCGGGTAAAAAGTGAAGTTGATAATATCGCCGTTCGTATTTTATTTGAACATTATGATGGGGAGGTAAGGACATCAATAGGAGCAGCAAACCTGAACCTTACCACCCGCATAATTAGCAAGACAGGTCAGACAAGCCGTGTTACAGCAAGGTCTGTTAAGGATGATGCAACTGGCTGGATATTTTTTGAGGCTACATTAAAAGCAGATACAACAGAAAATACGGTTGGTGGTTTTGTCCAGTATTCTCCGGATACAGGGCAGATGGTTACATCAGGGGATTATCTCGATGTAACCACTCCACAGATTGAGGCTGGTACAGGCGCATCATCTTTTATTGTTACGGGGACGGCACCGGCAACGCGGGCAAGCGATATGGTGACAGTCCCAATCAAGAATAACCTTTATAATCTTCCTTTTACGGTTCTTTGTGAGGTACATAAGAACTGGTATAAAACGCCAAATGTAGCGCCGCGTGTTTTTGATACCGGCGGTCATCAAACCGGAGCGGGGATCGTAATGGGGTTTGGTTCATCAGGTGGGTACGACGGTTTTCCGTATTGCGATATAGGTGGTTCAGACCGACGAATAAATGAAAATGCCGGGCTGGAAAAAATGCTTATTGGTATGCGGGTAAAGTCCGAACGGTCCACATGTGTAGTCAGTAACGGTAAGTTAAGCAGCGAAACTAAAACCAAATGGGAATATATCCGGAGTACAGCAACCATTCGCATTGGTGGACAAACTACAGCAGGATTACGCCATTTATTTGGGCATGTGAGGAATTTTCGTCTCTGGCATAAAGAGCTAACAGATGCGCAGCTTGGGGAGGTTGTGGAGTGAGAGATTTCACGTTGCGTTTCAGTGATAAAGCAGATTTCAGGGCATTTCTCAGGAAACTTAACTGGGAAGAGGACGAAGAGCTGCAGAATGCCGTTCTGGTTGATGAGATTGGTTTTACGTTCAGGGAGACAGATGTTTCTGATGACGGAGAACCAGAATACACGCGAAACGAAGGGTACTTTGTTAATATCCGTCTTCTTGACGATGGATTTGAGGATTCCGTGTTCCGTGAGTGGGTGGTTACACCAGAGCGCCCGCTCAGGGAGTGGTTTTAAGGATAGCAGATGGATATCACGTCGATACTTCATGCGCTTTGTGCCGTGGCGGTGCAGGTACTGGCTGGTCTTTTTACCGGAAACTGGGCTTACGGGGCGATAGCCGGTTGTACGTTCTTCATTGCGCGTGAACACACCCAGGCAGAATATCGCTGGATTGAAATGTTCGGGCATGGCAAGCGGATTAACATGCCGTGGTGGGGCGGTTTTGATCCACGTGCATGGGATGTGGCAAGCCTGATGGATTTTGCTGTGCCGGTGGTGGCGTGTCTGCTGGTCTGGCTGTTGGTTAATCGTGGGTGA